TTATTTTTGAGATGAAGCTGTTTTTGAAGTTATTAGTTTCTCTAGTGTTTCCACCGCTGGACGTTGAGCTTCAACATCAGGGTGTAGATATCTGCTTTTGAAGAAATTGTAGTCCTTATGTCTAGCTAAATTGCAAATTGCATTTGGATCGGCGTTGTTGTTTGCTAAAATAGTAAGCACAGAATGACGAAGACCATGGAACTTCATATCGGGCAAACCGGCTTTTTCGAGAGCCTTTTTAAAAGTTCTAGAACTTAAATTTTTAGAGTCAATTGGTCCTCCGGTAGAATTAGTGAAAACCAAGCCATAATCTTTCCAAATAAGACCCCTTTCCTCTGCTTCCCCCTTTTTAATTTCATTATACTTAATTTCTTTTTTTAATTCATCAACAACCATATCAGCTAATGGAATTCTATCCGGTAATTGTCCTTCGCGGTCTTTTGCTGGACCAAATGTAGGATTAGCTCCGGCACTAGTGACTTGCGATCTAACATAATAGATTTTTCGTTTAAAGTCAATGTCTTTCACCATCATGCCACACAATTCATCAATTCTCAATGCCGTAGTAAGCTCTGTTAAAAACATTCGATAATAGGTTTGTCGTTGATCTTGAGCAAATTTTGTATCACATTTACTTGGTTTCAATACGGACTCAAGAAAGACTGGAATGTTTTCTTCCGATAACAGCGAATATTCCCTTTCTGCGACAACAGGACAATCTACGAATTCCATCAAGTTTTCTGCTATTTTACGTTTTTTCTTAGCCCATCCAAACATTGAGCTCATAGTAGAGTATATACTAGCTAAAGTTGTGTCTTTTTTTCCGCCTTCTGCAGTTACTTTATTGGCGCTTTCAAATAAAACTAGATCTAGATCGTCTACAGTCAAATCTAGGATTTTTATGGTGCCAATTACCGGGATAATATAAATATCTAATCGGCTTTGATAAAATACTTGAGTAGGTTCAGCTAAAGGTTCAACTGGAGATTTAACATGCTGTTCCATCCATATTTTAGATAAATCATAGACGGTCATTTTGGGGTCGATTGTTATTCCCTGTTTTTTCTTTTTCTTTAGACTATCTTCAATTTTTTTTGCTTCCTCTTTACAAGTTGCCGAAATGGGAATCCAGTCCTGTTTATATCTTTTCTTCCCGTCTTCGATAATGGGTTTACTTTTAACTATATACCAGTGCCCATTTTTCTCTGCTACAGCCATATTTAATCACCCTAGTAAATATTCATTTTTTTAAACGCCAAAAGGTTCCATCTTCAAATTGTACTTCTCTTATATAAGGTTTAATCTTACGTGTATTTTCATATAATCTTAAAACCCAAGGCCCAATATCAACTGGTGAAGACATTTCCGGGATTGTTGTATCTTGAGACATAAAATTAAATCGATTATTCCCGCCACCCCAAGTAACCGGTTTATTCATTTTGTTAAACATTTCAAATGTACCAACAAAACCAACAATCTTCTTTTTAGAGGTATTTTTCAAAATAAGATCTATATTAACATTTCCATATTCATCTATATCTATTTGGTAAGCTAAAATTTTTAATGGGCATAATGATTTATCTTCAATAGACATATAATAAGAATCATGATTTTCACTAAGCTTAGGATTAATTCGATAAATTTTATGATGCACTGTAATATCCGTAAATACTTCATATTTCCATTCTGAATTATTGTATTCATTTTTTATAGCTACGATATAAAAATCTAATTGTCGTTTATTATTCCATATATCAATTCCTTTTACTTTAAGAGCATAGCCATTTTCAAATGATGAAATCATATAATTTTGTTTCGCAAGATCAATAATCTTCATGCAATTTGAGTCTTTGGTAAATGATGTTTGATCCAATTTTACGTATCTATATATTGTATCGAAATACAATATCTCACTCCAAGATTTATATGTATCAATTAAATTTTGCTCAATTTCAATAAATTGAGCTTCGGTTGCAGTTGGTGGGACTGTTGGTTCGGGATCAACATATATCCAAGTATAATTATCTTTTAGTAACACTTTTTTGCCATCTTTAGTTGTGACAATTTCCTCAGCTAAGCAAATCGAAGATAATAAAAATAGTAAAATTATTAGCTGTTTTATAAATTTTAACATCAAAGAACCTCCTTTTTAATTTTATGATGCTATTTTTTTAAATACGAAAGCAGGGTTTGTGATTTATAATATTGGCAACATTAAGCATCTCTAACTTACCTTTTCCTCGGTATTCGCTTTGTTAGTAACAAATTCACCAACTAACGTTTTTTGTAATGCCCCAATACCTTTTGATACCACAATTATCGTTTCATCGTTGTACTCAATCATGATAAAATCAACATTTCCCGGTAACTCTGAAATTTCAATAAAACACATCGCACATTCCCACCCTTTCTTTTTTTTTGTTAGTGTAATTGCCGATTGGGTGTACCGAACAAATGTATTCGCCTATGTTTTCCGTACATCATCAAATGTTAATTAATATAAGAATCGGGAAATAACAGGAAAACTTTATATAAATGTAAACTATTTAACAATTTATTTACTTTAAAAAGGTAAAAGAGTGCTACATAGTGACATTTTTTTAAATAAATGAATAGGTTTATTTTTATTATAGAACATATGTTCGATTGATGCAAGGCATTATTTTTTCTTGTATTTTCCTGATTTACTTTTGTTTGCCTATTTTTTCTTGTTTTTACCTTTTGTCAATTCGACAGCGCCGCGAACGATCTCAAGAATTTTTTCTTGATCTGTCGGGGAAAGTGATTCGATGTCTAATTCCTGAAATTTTTTATAGATGTGGAATGTGGGAAGTTCGGGTGGCTTTGCAGCATTTTCTCGTTTAAGTAAATAATCGATTGAAACTCCATATAAATCGGCTAATTGCTTTAAAACATCTTCATTTAATCTCCGCCGGCCTGTTTCTAAATCGTAAATATATTGATTAGAAACGTTTAGCTTTTCCGCTACTTCGCCAACCTCAATGTTTAATTTCTCCCTTGTTTCACGCAAATTATTAGGGTTATCATGCTTCATTGTTTACTCCTCCGCAAATAGCTTATTAAAGTCTACCATAGAATACTATATTTGTAATTAGCAATATGACGAAAAGTTAAAGATATTTCAAGCAAATGGACGAAAAATGGAGTAAATTAAATCATATTTCGTCGTATCGACTAAAATTGACTTTGTAATTTTTCGTCATATTGACTATTATAATATTACAGTATTAAATTTGATTGCAGGTGATTAGAAACGATGACAGTTTCGGAGCAAATAAAAAAGGAAATGGAGTCTCAGAACATAGATCCTATAGAGCTTTCACGGCGAATGGGATATAGCTTCCAATATATTTACGATCTTTTCAAAGGAAGACGTCGATGGAATGAGACCACTATTACGAAAGCTTGCAAAGCTCTTGGGCTTGAAATTTCTATTATTAAAACATCAGGTATTGAAAATTTATCGCCCACCGGCACGGACAATTAATTTAATTCAGCAACCCGGTCCCTACGCCTTGGGTAAGCGTCGCGGCCATTGCACAAATTTCTTCTTTTCCTTTCCTCCTAACTTTTTGATATAGGGGAGCCTGACTTTTAAATGGCTCCCAGGATGGACCTCGAAGCAACTAAACCGTTCAAGTCGGAGATCAGACAACATGATTGAGGCCCATCCTGGGGATCATTTTGAGCCAACAAAATTTACTTAAAGGGGTTGATTTTATGAACAGCCAAAAGAAATTGAGCGCCACTAGTAATTTACCGCACAACACCAAGAATCCTTACCGGGTGGTCCGGGACGGACATAAGATCATCCTGATCCCCACTGTAATTCCGATATACACGCCGCCAAGCGCTGCGTAAAATTTAAAAAAGTACCGGCTCCCGCTGACACCGGGAACCGGTATAAAAAGTAAAACATGGGCGGGGGTATATCGAGGGTTAAGTATTGGTGAAATTGAGCGGGGTTTGTGTAAATGTCGAGGTTTGATTTAATAGGTTTATTTCGGTGATTTACAAATTGATTATATAATATCTAAATTTATTTAAAAGGAAATAAATTGGCTGAAAGGAGGTGTGATGCAGACATGCGGTGTCAAGGTGGGGATGTATGCAAAAAGGCAAGGCTCCGCGTTAACATGGTTACTGAAAACGCCTCCGAAAGTTTAAACTTATCATCGCGAATGTTGGGGCGATACGAAGCAGGGGAGTACATTGTTCCGGAAGATGTTTTGATTAGGATGGCTGAATTGTATAATGATCCGCTATTGCCGTGGAATTATTGGGCCGTGAATAGCTTGATAGCAAAACAATATGGTATAAGGCCGATTCAAGATGTAAATTTTTCCGCTGTAGCGTTAAGGGTAATCAATGGGTTAAACAAGCTATCAAACAAGCGAGAAGACTTCGCCGAGATAATTTCCGACGAGATGATTGAGCCAAAAGAAAAGGTTGAATTCGAAGAGATTATCGCAATGGTTGAAAGCGTTTCGCAAGGAGTAACATTTTTAAAACTAACTGGATCTTTTGGGAAAAAAGAAAAACCGCTTTTGCGAGAAGCGGCTGTGTGAAAAAACTTCAGGTAACTTAATTAGGCATTTATATTGTACCATGTTTTGTTTTAAAACACAACATCTTGTATTTGGTTAAAAAATAAAATGGAGGTAAATATGGCCGCGACAGTTTTTAAGCCTTGCTTTGCGCTCGTCAGTTCAAGAAAGGATCTGACCTTGAACGCTGACGATGAGGGAATCGTAATATCCGTTAAAAGCGCCCACGATGACAGCGCTATCCGGATGACCTTGACCGATGAGGTCGCCATGGAATTGGCCGCTGATATCATCAAGGTTCAATTCGAACGTGTGAGTAATGCAGCGGCGAAGAACGCTCCTGGAACGTTTAAAGTGATTCACACTTCACCGCCTACACCATTCGCAAGCATCAATGATTTACTTGACGATATTTTTAAGCCTAAAAAAGTTTCCGGCTTATAAAAACAGCCGGCCCGGATCGGGGGCGCCAACGAATCGCGATTTCCCGGCAGGCCACCGGAGACGCTCCGGGCGTTGATGAGCGGTGGCCGTTATAAAAGATTTGTATGGAGGCAAGTTATGAATATCAAGCAAAAACAGGATATTTATTCAACAATTAATCCGTCTTTAATTCACCGGGAACTTGATGCTTATCCGGAACGGATCGCTAATCAAAAGAGCATTGTCCGCAACGCTAAACGAACTTTCGATAATGCTGATCTGGACCGGGCACAACGTGAAAATGAACTTTTGGCGATTATCACCAGTGAAACTGAATCAGCAACCGGTAAGGCTAAATATTCCAATAAAGAGTCCCGTGATGCCGAGTTAAAAAAGCGCTGTCGGATCGACGCCGAATACAAGGCCGCCACCCAAAAAAGTCAGGAAGCGGAAAATGCTTGGCAGCAAGAGGTTGATAAACTTGAACAATTGCAGGATAAATACAAGAGTATGAGATACCGGGCTAAACTTGCCGGTGATGAATTGGAATTTTGGGCCGGAGAAGAAACCGAGGAAGAGGAACAGGTCCAGGGGAGTAAGCAAGCTTATTAAAGATTGTTAAAGCCTAATGGGGGATCTGCAATGGCAAATTCATCTGATTTTCCAATACCAAATGAAAGTATGACGATTGAGGAATTGATTGATGCCACAAATATTTATGGAGCCGAGATTCTTTTGGCCCAAACGATATTACAAAGAAAGCTAGAAGCTCTCGGGGAAATTAAGGTACCGAAAAAAACTTATTAAAATCGCCTAGCGGCTTAATGGTCGAAGCCAGAATATGAGGTGGACGAGTGAAGGCGTTAACCGTAGACGGATTGAGTCAGCCACAACGCACCAAGGAATTGTATCAAATCACAGACCATGACCAGCCCGGGAGAGCAGCGGGCGAATAAAATAAAACTAGGTCCTTATTATGGGATATATCGAAAAATATCACCTTAAAACCATAAAAAGAGTTTGTTTAAATTGTGGAAAAGAATTTGATTTTCCTGCCAAATTCGCTAAACAATCTAAAAGAGGTAGGTATTGTTCCATTAAGTGCTCATCTATGGTGGGAGGTAAAATTGGAAATAAAGTTTTAAGAGAAAAATATGATTTCCATGGATCAAATAATCCAAATTATAAAGACGGCAAATGCCACGAACGTTCAGTTGAATACAAGAATAGGTTTCGTGCTAAAAATCCAGAAAAAGCCAAAGCTCATGATATTGTGAAAAATGCTAAAGCGGCAAAATTATTAATTCCTAATCCTTGTCAATCTTGCGGTTCAACTGAAGAAATTCACGCTCATCATGATGATTATAGCAAACCTTTACAAGTAACGTGGTTATGTAGAAAATGCCACATCCAACATCATAAAATTCATAAAGTTGCAAGTTAGAGTTTTGGCGGCGATACAGGGCACATTATCATCCTTTAGCCCGGTTAAACGGAAGGATGTAACCGGAAACCATCGCCCGCCAAATTTAAGAGCCAAGGAGATGATGGAGACTCCATAATCTCAAGTAATCTCCTCCTCTTAAAAATGGGCTTTGCGGGAAAGTAGCGTGAAATACTGTTTAAAAAGAGCGACAGCGAAAAGCGCTATACAAAGCCCATTTTTAAGAGGATTAAGAAAAGTAAAGTTAGGAGTGATAAGCAATGCCAAGGACTAAATTAGCCCCAAAAATTCAAGAAATTCCTTTTATCACATTTGCAGCACAGCAACGATTAGCCAGTAAGGAAATGTATGGACGGTTTTATCCGGCAGTTACAAAAGATGTATCCCAAGAAGGTACTGTTACTTACAATATTTGCATCAAAACTGGAGAATCATGGCGCGGCCAATATGTAACGGTATCATGGGATTATTTTAAGCTTGATGCAACAGGATTGATATATCAAAGTCCACACGGATCTGCCAAGCAGTATAATAAAAAAATTCGATTACTTGATATGGATAAAGCCGTGGAAATGTACAAAGATAAGGTTTGTTAAAAAAAGAGAAAGGCCAGGTGAACTTTAAAATGTACGAAACCTTTAGAAATATGGACTTTAATCAGCAATGTGTCTTTGCTATTTTAATAGGCATTTCCGTTTTCTTGTTAACCTGCGCCTTTATTGGAGTAATACAGGATCTGGTGACGCGGCGACGCGAGTCTAATAGTTACCGGATTCGAAGATAAAAAAAGCGCAAAAGAAGAAGGCCGGCCATGAAAAAAATGCTGCCATTCCGAAAGGAACCATAACAAGCCGGGAGGCGCTGAGTTAAGCGGGAAGCAGATCTTCTTCTTGATTTTAAGCACAAGTTTATTAAAAGGAGGTGAAAACTATAATGGACCAACAAAATTTAACCCAAGGTAATTTAGCTTTAAACCCTCAGCCCGCACAACCGGCAATCCAACCGACGCAAACTCAAACAGCCAATCTCACATTGGTTCCAAAATCAATCGAGAATCCAACCATCAACTATCCGGTGTTATCGAACTTTCAAGATTTGATGGAGGCTATCAAAACCAATTACGCCGAGGGAGAGAAACAACGAATTGATCGAATTTCTGTTCCATCCGGTGGTGGTTTATCATTCACAGTGATTGATGAAAATGGCCAGGAAGTTCCGGTGGCCAATATAAAGGGAACCATTCTTCATCATCAATACTACTGCATACGCTGGATGAAAAAATTCCAAGACCTCCAAGAAGGTGAAGTCAATCCGTTTTGTTTTTCTGCGGATCAAGTAGCCGGAAGTGGTTGTCCGGAAATGGGTATTCCCGCGGGCCAACCATGTGCCAGTTGTCAATTCAAACAATCCGGAAGCGACCGCAACGGCGGAGAAGGTTCAGACTGTCATGATCGCTGCGCGGTGTTTACCCTTAAGGAAGGTTCAGCCATGCCGGTTAATGTTGATTTACCCCGGACATCTCTGAGTAATTGGAAAGCTTACCGGGGAATGTTGACTAAAACCATCGGCAAAGCGTATACCCATGTTGTTACCAAGTTTGGACTGGAGAAAGTCGAGAAACCGGGCAAAAAATATTCCGCTGTCACGTTTGCGCGGGAAAGCACGTTGGTACTAACCCGCCAAGAAATCGAAATGATTCAGGAACTTAAAAAGTTGCTAATGCCGCAAATGGTAGTTGATTATACTGTTATGAAACAAGTGGCGGCAACGGTAAAGAGTGATGAAGAAGGTTCCGGAACTGGAACCGGTAGCCCGGATATTAACAACATGAATTTCGGCCCCGGAGATCCGAACAAGCAAGTGTATTAAGCCGGATCGTATTTAAAGTTTATATTTAGTTTATATTTATTCACCTGGAGGCCGGGTTAACCGGCCTCCAGTTTCCCGGAAATAAAAATATAAAGCAGGAGGTAACCCAATTGAGTCAATTAACCAACCTCTCAAACACCGAAATCATCATCGGCCATACCGCCGATTCCCACATAGACGAACTTACCGGACCAGAATTGAATGGGGCCAATTTACGGCTTGCTGATACTCAAAGATGCCTTAATGACATATTAAATGGATTCCGCCGGGAGAAAGTCGATGTAATTGTCCATGCTGGTGATTTATTTGATAAGGCAAAGTTATGGAGCGATCGGACGTTACAAAACCTTTCGGTATCGATTGATTTTCTGAGATCGTGCGCCGAGCTCGCCCCAACCGTGATAATCATGGGAACCGATAATCATGATAATCCGGGTAACTTCGAGGTACTTAAAAAACTCGGTATCCCCAATTTATATGTCATTACGGAACCGCAAATTGTAATGGTTTTAACCAAAAAGGGATTTATTCAGGTGGCTGGGCTACCTGTTGTTGGCGAAGAGAATTTGTTGGATTGTGAATCGGATTCAACGGCACATGATCTTTCGAAATTGTCAATTGAAGAGAAAAAAATGATTGCTATTAATGGATTGGTCGGTGTGATTAAATCCTTGGAATCCCAATTAAATTTAACCATGCCGTCAATTCTAGTATGCCATTATGAAATCCAAGGATGTGAACGGGAAAACGGGACAATTTCATCTCGCAAAAAAGAAATTATCGTTCCCCTTGATGCGCTTACCAGCAGTCAATATAGTTTAATTTGCGCTGGTCACATCCACAAGGCCCAACGATTACAATCCATTAAACCAATTTATTATTCGGGTCCGCCGACCGGGATCGGATTCGGGGAAGAGGGACAACCCAAAGGATTTTATATTCACCGGCTTGGTTCTGGAGTTGTTCAATCCGATTTTATTAAAACTTCTTACCGACGATTCTACACCATAAGTTTAACTCCGGAAGATGTTTCTTTTTGGAATAAAGATGGCGCGTTACTTATGGCTGATAAATTACCGCTTGTTCAAGATTCTATTGTCCGAGTTAGTTACACCTGCTCCGACGAAGATAATAAGATCTTTAATAAACGTGCATTCGAGCAATATCTTTACGATCAAGGCGCCTTCTTTGTTCATTCTATCACTCCGGAAAATGTTGTGTTATCCACTGTAAAACAGACCATTTCCGAGGGCGATGGTGTGACCGAAAATATCGATGCCTGGCTGAAAGATTATTTTTTAACCCTGGACATTACCACACGACCTGATCCGGACACCCAAGAAAAAATAATCACCAACGTTTTAAACTTGGCCCATCCAATCATCGCCCTGGCCAGCGCCAAGTCGCCCAGCGGAAAATTGTCCGGAGTATTCTCACTAAAAAGCCTTAAAGCAGTTAATTACCGAATGCACCGGAACAGTTTTATTGATTTTGAAAAAATCGGCTTTGCCATCGTCAACGGGAAAAACGGCACTGGTAAAAGTTCCTTTTTCTCAGATGCGTTGATTGATGGGTTTTTTGAGGAACCACGCAGCGGTGAAACTGGGAGTTGGATCACGAATGGTCAATGGGACGGTCTGATTGAGATTGTGTTTGAATTGAACTCCACATGGAAAGTTACCCGGCAGCGAAGCCGGAGGGGACAAGGTAAAATTGAACTAACTCTTCACGAGCTAGTGGGTGAAAACTGGGAGAATCGTTCCGGAGTAAACAAAGGGGAGACTCAAGCAAAAATCAACGCCCTGCTTGGAATGGATGCTGATACCCTTCGTTGTGTCGCTCTAGTCCAACAAGGACGATATGATCAATTTTTCAAAGCTGATCGCAAGGACCGGATGCGGATATTATGTGCCATCTTAGGAATCGGCGTATACGAAGTAATTATGGAATTGGCGAAAGACCGGGCCAAAGAGATTAACCGGGAAATCGGGATGATTAAAGACAAAGTCGCCGAGCTGGGCCAGAAACTTTCTGGGAAAGATGTGGTATTGGCTGAACTGGGATCGACTACATTAGATTTAGCCAGTTATCATCAAGACTTAAAACAGAAAGAATTCGCACATCAACAAACTTTGGAATTGATTGTCTCTCTTAATACCGAAATTGAAAAGACAAAGGGCATCAAGGAACAGATCGCCGCGTTGGAACAGGAAGTGTTAACAAAGAACCGGCAGGTTACGGAACAAGGCGAAATCATCCAAAAGATGAATAAACTCCTGGATAATCGAGCTGTGATTACTGAAAAGGCCGTGGAATACGAAACGCTTAAAGAACAGCAGACCGCCTTGAACGCCAGAAAACCCCAACTTGAAAGCCTAGAACAGCAAGAAAAGCAATTAAGTGAACAACTAAACCAACAAGAAAACACGGTCAAAACAGCTGAGAAAATCTTAGATAACCGGGCCGTTATCCTTGAAAAGGCTACAGAATGCGAAACGTTGAAAGAACAACGAACGGCCTTGAATGCCAAGAAGCCGCAATTGGATAGCCTGGGACAACAGGAAAATCAATTGAGCAATGAATTGCATGAGTTAATTATTGCGAGTGAAAAGCTTGGCGGTGACATTATAACTTTAGAAATGACGCTGACAAACCAGGACATAATTAAGCAAAACGCCGACTTATACCGAAAAAACGCTCCAAAACTCGAAGCAATGAATGAGTTATCCATTAAACACCGGGATAAGCAAACAGAATGCCGCGAAATCGAAACCAAGCTTACTGTGGAAAACAACCGCTTAAAACATGAGTATTCGACAATCGAAACCGCGATCTCGCAAGCCGAACAAAAAGCCTTAATGCTTAATAATTCTGGCTGTATCGATTCAGCCAAAGCAGCATGTAATTTTTTAGCCGATGCGGTAACGGCGAACGCTTCTTTAAATGGGTTGCATGCAAAACTTGAAGAACTCAAGCATTCTGAACTGCGCCGTGAACTAGCTGCTCAACTATCCCAGGCTAACGAAGAACTCGTCGCCATTCAATTCGATACTATAGAATTTGAGCGCTTAAAATCCGAAGTTATTCGACTTGCCCCGTTCGTCGAACAAGCGGCGCAAATTGATTCCAAGATGGAACTGCTTCAAAATTACCGAGATCAATTGCAAGCCAATTTGTTAAAACAAGAGTTGATTCAGAAACAATGCGCTGCTTTAACGCTGGAATATTCGGCCTTGAGTATCGAACTTGAACCGCTTGTTACCATCGATGCTAGAATTACCGAACTCGAAACCTACGCTCGTCTAAAAGAGCAAATCCCGGCAGCGGAGTTAGCTGTTCAAACTGCCCAAAATCAAATACAAGCAATTCAATCCTCTTTGGATAGTTCTAGGCTTCAGAAGGATAGTTTAATTATCGAACTTGAACCGCTTGCTACCATCGATGCCAGAATTACCGAACTCGAAACCTACGCTCGTCTAAAAGAGCAAATCCCGGCAGCGGAGTTAGCTGTTCAAACTGCCCAAAATCAAATACAAGCAATTCAATTAGAAGTTCGAGAAAAGCAAAACAAAGCGGCATTTTTAACGCTCGACTTACCTAAAAACGATAAACAAGTTGAGCTTGACCGGACCATTGAAGCCAAAAACTTCCTTGATCACGAATTGGGAACATTACGGACCAATATTAATAACTCGTCCACCAAGTTAGGACGGTTGCAATCCGTTGTTGAAGGTTATCAAAAGCAAGAAGCCGAGTTATCTGAAGCTCAGGAAAAGCTCGATACTTTGACTGAAACCTGGAATAATTACAATCTGCTTATTAAAGCTTGCGGATTTGACGGCGTACCATTGGCAATCATCCGAAATATCATCCCAGAACTAACCAACCGAGCTAATTATATCCTGGGACAAATGAGCCGGGGAACCATGGCCATCGAGATAATTATGGACAAGGAGCAGGCCAACGGCAAAGAAGTAGCTTGCCTGGATGTGAAAGTAAACGAGATTTATTCCGGATCGTTATCCTTCTCGGAACGTTCCGGCGGAGAACAGGTCCGTGCCGGGTTGGCGTTCGCGTTCGCCCTGAGTGATATTAAGGCCCGGAGAATTGGAATTCAAGTCGCGTTTATGGCTGTAGATGAACCACCGTTTTTGGATGAAGATGGTACGGAAGCATATTGTGACGCGCTGGAGTGGTTGTATGGTGAATTCCCACAAATGAAGGTAACGGCTATCAGCCACGACCCAAGAATGAAGGCCAGGTTTAAGCAGGAGATTAATTGCTGGAAAGATGATGAAGGATCGCATTTGAAACTGGTGGCTTAAAAATTAAAATCGGAGGCGGCGTAAATGTTAACCATCCCGGAAACCAAAACATTTATTGATCCTCAAGGCTTTGAAGTAATGGTCTGCCAGGATATTGATACCCAGGAGTTTGGATCATATTATAAGCTTCCATCCGGCTCTTTAGTCCGGGTGGAAAATATCCCCATGATGCAGAGTCCATTTCGCGCCCAGGATATGCTGGACGAGTATGCGACGGACAGGGGATGGAAGGTGAAGAAGTGAGTAATAATAATAATTCCGGCAAAACTCGTAAAATCCCTGGATATGACGATGCTGTTCGAGCCATCAATATTATCCAGGAACATATGAATCAATTGCCCACTGGTTCCGAAGGCCGATTTCAATTGGCTTATGCAATTGGTGTTATTAAAGGCGGATTTTTGATTTCGGATAGTGATTTGGAGTTGGAGAATAATCATGGCTAAAAAAATTGAAATAACTGAACAAGTTAAACCCAAGCGTATGCGCCTAACCAAACAAGAAGCAGATCCAATCTTTCAAAAAGCCCGAAATAATTACCGTCTATGGCGACGCTATAATAAATTAAACAATAAAGGCTTTTTCGTTGTATATAACGATTTTAAGGAAACCAACATTTTAAGTAGAATCAGCGGGAACGCTTGCCGGTTATATCTGTATCTTGGAATCGTATCTAAAAATGAAACCGGTGAATCATGGCATAGCAATGAGTTGATCGCTGAATATTTTAATTGTGATATTCGCAGTGTCAAGCGATGGTTTGTGGAACTTCAACAGGTCGGATTAATTAACCGGGTTCAAAAGGGAGCAATGCGACGGGCCAATACATTTTTATTGCCATATCCCGAGAATTATCAAACAATTGATGAGATTGATGAGAAGGAAGAAAAAGACTTAAAAAAGAAAAGCCGGATTGATCTGGCGATAGCACTGGTGAAGTAACATGGTCTATCTAATTCATTTCGACCGCCCTTTTAAACATGCCCGGCATTATATCGGCTACGCGCACGATCATCTATTCGACTCCCGGATAGAGTGTCACCGCAAAGGACACGGAGCCTGCATTATGCGAGCCGTCAATGAGGCCGGAATAAAGTGGCAAGTGGTCCGCACCTGGCCGGGTAGTGCATATTTGCAGCTTTTCAAATCGAAATATCGTGCCTTCTGGAAATGATTTGATTAAATACAGTCCAAAGTGGTGTCCGAAACGAAGCAGTTAATAATTTATAAATAGATTTAGAATCGAAGGTGACTTAATTGGCCAGATCGTCAGCCGCATTAAAAAAAGAGTCGGCACAGCAAGCCGAACAAAATCAAATAACTATAACCGGTACCCTAACCGACGGTCGTATCCATCGAAACAATTTTGCAACCATAAAAATACTGCCCGAAGGCGAACCGTTCCCGATTAGTGCCGTGGGTTTCATGGACTCGCTCCGGAAAGGTGATACATATCAATTATCCGGTAATTACACCAATCATCCGACCTATGGCCGCCAGTTTAACTTTAAATCCGCCGCGTTGATAATGCCGACTGGTACCGCCGGACGTACTAAATATCTGGCAAATGCCATCTCCGGTATCGGACCGGCCAGGGCAGCTAAATTACTTTTTGCTTTGGAAGAATTCTATCCTGGCCAGGACAGTTTTGAATTAATCAGGACTAATCCGGATGTGTTAAAACGTCCTGAATTATACTCCATCCTTTCCGAATCACAGCGTCAAGAATTAATTGAGGACCTATCAAAAAATTCCGTCTTATCCACCCTGGCCGGGATGATTATTCGTGACGGTGTGGGAATGGGTACCGTAATCAAAATTTATAATACCCCTGGATTCGGTAAAAATGCCGTCCAAAAAATCAAAGATAATCCTTATTGCTTGGCGGATGAAGTTTTTGGTATCGGTTTCATCAAAGCCGACGAAATCGCCCAGGCTATTGGAATCAATCCAAAATCTCCATATCGAATTAAAGCGGCCATTAACTACATACTGAATGAGGGTGCCAGCGACGGCAACTGCTTTTTAACTCCAAACGAGATTCAACGGGAATTGTTAGGTGGCCGGAAACAGTTTGGAAATAAAATGTTACCGGTTAAAGGGCTACTTGCTAATTCCGGAATACAAACCATTCCGGATATCCGGGATGCCAATTATGCGCTTATCGACGAGGGACGTTGCATCCGTGAGGGAGACGCCATTTACTCGACAGAGCTTTATTTGGCGGAATGCGCTGTGGCTCAAATGATATGCAAATTATTGTTGCAAGAACGTTCTAAGAGTGATTTACGACTACTCGAAACCGAGCAATTAGAAAAACAAATTTCCGATATCGAGAGCCGCGATGGAATTGAATACGCTCCTGAGCAACGGCAGGCAATTATACAAGCTCTTCAAAATCCGCTCTCGGTGATCACTGGAGGTCCCGGAACTGGAAAAAGTACTGTTTTGAACGCAGTAATCCAGATTTTTAAACGGCTGTTTCCGGGACAAGAATTATATCTCTGCGCTCCCACCGGTAAAGCAGCCAAGCGGATGAACGAGGTTACCGGGGAACCGGCAAAAACAATTCATCGATTACTAAGATATAATCCGATGTGCGGCGGTTTTGAATATGGCGAAGGTAATCCCCTTCCTGGACCGGGCCTTTTAATTGTGGACGAATTTTCGATGGCAGACATTTTGATTACCCGAGATTTTTTATCAGCGGTTGAAAATTTGCAAATTATCTTTGTAGGTGATGTCGATCAGCTCCCTTCGGTGGGTCCCGGATCAGTGCTCCGCGATCTAATTAATTGTGGACATATTCCAACTACCCGTTTGAAATTTAACTTCCGGCAAGCTGGCGGGAGCCGAATCGCTGAGTATGCAAATTACATCAACCAGGGCGAAATGATACCTCTTTGCTCCGATAGAGATTTCGAATATTCGCTTATCGAGTCGGTTGATCATGCCGGTGATAATGCCGCGGCAGTTATATTACAATACGTTACTAATCTGGCCGCATCCGGTTATTCTCCAATGCAGTACCAGGTTCTTTCCCCAATGAATAAATTTGCTTCCGGGGTAATCAATCTTAACGACAAGATCCGGGAAATTGTCAATCCTCCGTCACTGGATAAGCCGGAACTCGGTTTTTTTAGGCTCAGGGATAAGGTGATGGTGATTAAAAACAACTACCAGCTAGGGGTGTTTAATGGAGATTTAGGCCAAATTATCCATGTTCAAAAAGGCGAGAAAAGCTTTTTAACCATTGATTTTGGTGATTATTCCGTTGATTTTGCTCAGGAAGATTTGAAATTACTTACTCACGCCTATGCAACCACGATTCATAAAAGCCAAGGCGCGGAATTTCCGATTGTTATTGTCCCAATCACGTTCCAGCATACAATTATGTTGCTTAGAAATTTACTTTACACTGCGTTAACCCGGGCCAAAAAACGGCTCGTGTTGATAGCCGACGGCAAAGCGGTCAAGTTTGCCATTGATACAAATATCGCTCAGGACCGTAACAGCTTGTTGGTGGAGAGAATTAAAAAAATAATGAACGAAAGGAGGCGAAATAATCAAATGTGTGATCAGGAAAACATTAATGGCATCGGCATAGCTGAATCCGTAATCGAAAACACGGAAGCAGCGACGAATGAAATAACCGCCGATACCATTGAACCGGCCAGTGAAGGTCAAGAAGAATCCCAGGAGTCCTAAGCTCCTCAGATGGCCAAAAAACCGGTAAAAAACAATTGAATAATAGTCAATTCGTGATCCAAAGTTAAAAGCAAGATTAAAAGTAAAGCACTTAAAAAAAACAAAGCACTTAAAAGCAAAAATATTCCCTAAAAAAGCCTACCCGCCGTCTGTGTGTGAGCGGCGGGTAGGCGTAAAAAATACAATAGCTTTACCAAGGAGCTATTTGGATGCCTAATTCGAACTCAGATCTAGATACAATTTTAAAGCAGCTCGACAAAGAGGCTTTTTTAAACTCTTTGGGGTTACAAAAAAACAGGAATGGCAGGTGGTATGTGGACTGCCCGTTTTGTGGCGGGAAAGAAAAATTAAGTATTAATGTTGATAATGGCCTATGGAAATGTTTTAAGGATAACTGCCCAGGCGGCCAGGGAAATATTATTACGTTATACGCTAAAATGCAGGATTGCACCAACGGCGAAGCGGTTAAAGCGATCAAAGAATTTGCTGGAATCGAGGATGAGTCGAAATTTGGCCAATCTAGTAAATCAAAAAAAACCATAAAAAAAACGGTATCGCCTAAAGTTAATGATATTCCTGATGCAGATCAAACCGGTGGTGATGACATTCCGCCTTGGGAAGATCCGGTGTCTACCGAAGAGGGGACCCATCTTCCGGACAAATATGTCGAATCTGCAATCAACGCGGAAACGGCGCTTTCCCAGAATATCTATTCCGAATTGGTAAAACTGGCTCACTTGACAGACGCGCACCGGAATGAGCTCCGGACCAAAAGAGGATTTACAGACGACACAATTGAGCGGCTGTCGTTCCGCTCCGGCGGTCCATATATGGTTCAGATTATTGAAACTTTAAAAGGGAAATTTACGGCCGAGGATTTAAGGAAAGCGGGAATACTTTTTGAAGTTAACGGCAAGTTGGTTCCCAATAAGCAATTAATTGATCCTGTAATCAAGCTTACCAAGGACGGTAAAGAGAAAACGCACTCGAATATTTTAATTCCATATCCGGACGAATATGGCCGATTTGTTTATTTACGATCTCACAAGCTTGGTTTTAAAAACGTTCCAATCCAAATTTACTGCCGAATGTTTTTGGCCGAAGCACGAGCCGCCGGATTTGACTGGACTTTTATAACCGAAGGGGAGTTTAAAGCCGGAGCACTTCGCCAATTAAAATTTCCCTCATTTGCCATTCCAGGTGTCGGCAGTTTTAGTGATACCCGGTTCGATGAACTGGTTTCACTCCTTAAAGAATTTGGCATTAAAAAAGTAATATGGCTCTTTGATAATGAAATAAAAGACAACCCGGATTTTGATAACTACAAACAAAAACCGGAAAAGCGTTATGATACCGAATTCTATTCCTATATCATGGCGTACAAATTTCATAAAGCCGGTTTTGTATCACTTATTGGAAAATTGCCTGACGAGTGGCGCCAAAAAGGGAAAATTGATTGCGATGGCGCCGTGGCGCTTGGGAAAAAACATGATGATTTTTTACCCATAATCAACAAAGCCAAGACTCACAATGAATTTATCAATCAACTTCCAGATGACGCCCAGCGTATAGTCAAACGTAAAAATGCCAAATATTTTTTGGAAACCAAGTCACCAATAACCAGAGAGTTCAATAAATACGTTATTACCCATAAAAAAGGCGAAGAAAACGAATGGGAAGAGACAATCAGTAATTTTATCATTAACATCAAATCATCTTTTTTTACTCCAGATGGGGTGATCCGAAATATCCAGTTGGTCAACGAATTTGGGGAAACTTCCGCGACGTTTGCCATGACTCCCGGCAATATGGCCGGACTGCACGAGTTTAAACAGTTTTGTTTTTCCAAAGGGAACTACCTTTTCAAAGGCAGTTCTGATGATCTTTTAAAAATATGGGAATTTGAATTTGCCCGGGATGTGGGAGACTTAATCTATATGCCGGAAGGAATTGGCCGAGTAGATAACGATGTCTGGTTATTTGCCAATGCCGCAATCCATGAAGGGAAAATATACCGCCCGGATTCGGACGGAATTATGTGGATTAACGGGAAAGGGTATAAACCGCAATCAATCCAGATTAATGCCCATGGTGAAAGTACTAATGAATCGATTCCGGCTCTATCGGAAAAACCTATTGATTTAGCGGATTTAGCCCGTAAAATGCGGCAAACGGTTGGAGGCTACGAGGCTTATATGGGGCTTGGCTGGGTGATCGCCACACTATTCAATGATGATATTTTTGATGTATACAAGTGCTGCCCAATCTTTTTTCCCCACGGAAAACGCGGTTCAGGCAAATCGACTTTTGCACGGTGGCTGATCCGGTGTTTCGGGATTGAACTTGAAGGTACTGGCCTGGCTGATACGACTGCCCCTTATATTTCGCGCGCAGTATCATTTTATAGTTCGCTAGGGGTTCCTTTTGAAGAATATCGTAATGAGCAAAAGGTAAAACAAAAAGACGGCCTTTTTCGCGGGTTATATAACCGGCAGTTCTCCGGCAAAGGGACTAATACATCGATTTACACCAGAGCTTTTAATGTAAATGCAAATATATTGATTGTTGGCGAAGAATTACCCGGAGACAATGGATTATTTACCCGTTTGATCCCAGTGCAGATTTCGGAACACAAACGGGATCGCACTCACTACGAATACTTAAATAGGCATATGACATCATTCTCATATTTAACGTATTACGTAATAATGAATTTTACCGAGTTAAAGCCCAAAATAATGGCTAATATCGCTGAATTAAAACAAATGCTACTATCCAGAGACATTAGTGACCGGACGGCTGAAAACTGGGCGATATGTGCCGGAGCTTTTTATACAGTGATACTGCAAGACGATGAGTTTATTCGATGGGTTGAAAAAGCTTGCCAAGAAATCAAGCAGACCGGCGAAAAAGAACATATGTTGAATCAGTTTTTTCATGGAGTATCGGTACTTGTCAACGAACATAAGCTTAATTCATCCCACATTTGTTTTGACAGATCTAAGAACTATATTGCCATATGGACCGGGGTGTATGATATTTGGTCTGAGCATTACCGGAAAGTCACCGGCAACGATCCGTTCGACGAACTATCTATTCGCAAATACCTAATGGATGAGCCATATTATTTAAAAACCGAAAAAATTACTTTCTTTGGAAAAGAACGAAAACGAGCATTTGTAATAAATTTAAGTAAAGCTCCTGAAGAATTGCATGATGTCATTGATATCATGGAAGCCAGACAATGGCAGCAAGAATCCGGTTAAGAATTAAGTTTACATAAGTAAATATTAAAAATGTGCCCAGGCTGTTTTGTTAATAATATCAATGGTTTACTTGTTTTGCGCCCAACGCGCCCAGACGATTTTATAAAAAGTGCCCAGCCACAAAATTTAGAGCATCAATAATTTACACGATTTCGCCCAGCGCGCCCAAGCAATATAGATCAAAAACTTTTTTTAAAATTCATGGCGAGCAGATCGTTTCTAAAATCCTGAGAAGAAAATATGAAAAAATTTTATCTCATTTTCCTGGGCGCGCTGGGCGCGAAACAGCAAAGTACCGTGGTTATCGAACAAAACCGCGCCCAAGCAATGTGGCAGGGAAAACGTTGTAGAGCATTAATGAATTAACTTTTTTCCGCGCCCAACTAGTTTTTTCCACCTGGGCGGATGGCTGATTAATAAGGATTTATGGTTGGCATACCAGCTAGGAGGATGTTTTCATGAATAAATTTGCGGCAATGCTCGATAAATCAAAAACTTTAAATAATGTATCTGGTTCCGTATTAACTTCCCAGGTTCGAATCATTGATCCCCGCCCGGATCTATCCCGAGACTCCATCTTATGGCAGCAGTTACTCACCGCCGCCAATGATATTGATTATCGCCTTTTCGGAGCCCTTTTATGTATGCGCCGGGCCGGTACTGGGATAGTTAGAAATCCAAATGGCGGATTAAGGCTATATCCGCATATCGCCAAAAATCCGGCAATCGAGACAGACCGGTGGGCCAGCTTGGATGAGTATGATCGGCTGAAAGGTGAGATATTGGCGCCGGTGGCCGAGGAGCTGTTTAAACTGATGGGGAAGATAGTGGCATAATATGCCCAGATTGTAGAAAGAAATTTAAATTAAAATAAGGAGGTTCTTTAAAAATGCAATCACATCATCAAATCAACCAAACCGATCTAAAAAATCATCAGGCCGTGCACCTAATTGACCAGGCTATCGAAATTTTATTCTCGCCGCCGGAGCCGGAATCACTCCCGCTTTTTGTTCCGGACATGGCAGACCCGGGCAGCAGATGGGTGGCATCTCCCTGGGCGGACAATGGGGATAATGGATTAGGAAATAACTCTAGAAAGGCGGCGTGAAGCTATGCAAATTACCGTCAATCAAGCCGTTTTTGCAAAAAACCTTTCCATTGTTAATCGGTCCACTGGAGTCGGCGGTACGTTACCCATTCTTGAAAATATTTTGCTTGAAATTGATAGTGACAATTCATGCATTAAAGCCACAGCGACAAACTTGGCAATCTTTATTAAAGCAACAATCCCAGCTCAATTTGATTTGTTTGAAAATACTTCGACCACCAAATCATTTTTGATTAATGGCAAGCAATTGGTTGATTTTATAAACACATTGCCAAGTAACAGTGAAATAAAGTTAACTCCTAATAATTTAAACGGAATCAACCTACAATGCAACAAAATCAAGTTTCAATTCCCCGGAATGCCAGTTGAACAATTTCCCAATGTATCTGAAATTCCAGAACCAGCGAAATCCAGTATATTATTCGTGCCAGGAGAAAAATTGAAGGACGGGTTAAAACAAACTCTCTATATTCCTGATCCTAAAGAAGTAACTCCATTTAGATGTTCAGTGTTAATGGATATATTTGAATCGGAAATACGGTTTGTATCTACCGATGGACATCGAATGGCGATTCGAAAAATACCGGTTACCAATATCACAAAATCTCAGATTATGTTGCCCGTTAACTCAATCAAAAAAATCGTTGATTTAATCATTGACGATAGTGTGCAATTGATTTTCAACGAACAAAAACTATTTATCATATCTCCGGATACTGTGATTGGAATTAACCTGGTAGCCGGTAATTATCCCAAATACGAATCAGTTTTTAACAATGGTTTAGCTGGAAATTTGCTTGATAATAACAACATATCTCAAATTTCCATTAATGCTGATGTTTTGGAAAAAGCATTAAGGAGAGCTTCATCTATCGATGATAGAGCATTGTTCATATTTAAGGGCGATAGTTCCAGTATAAATATCTCCGGCAAATCCACTGAGGGAGATTTGCGGACATCCGATGAAGACTTGGATTTAATTAAAAACTCAGAAATTGGTTTCGAAGAAGTGTTTAATGTCAAGTACATGGCGGATTATTTAAAAAATATTGATACAGACAATGTTCGGTTGATATACCAAAAAGTAAAAAATAAGGCTGTTTTAATAGAATCGGGCAATAAAGAGGACGGTGTATATCAATATTTGATAATGCCTATTATTGTGAATAAAGGAGTTGCCTAATATGGCTAACAATACCAAACCTCACGACTCCATCCGTGAAATCTGCGCCTTATGCGGCCGGTCAGATTTCAAATATCGTTTCAGCGAGGATTATTTCAAGGAACAAATTGTCGTAATCCAATGCGCTGATCCGAAATGTAACTGGCTGGTGGGTATCGTATCCGCGACTCCGGACCATCAATGGTATATCGCCCGGGCGCTGGAGTATAAAGCAAAACATGGAGAAGGGCAAGTGGAGCAGATGGGGCGGGTTGAACGGATGGAACAAATTCTGGCAACTATTAATCCGCCAACACTACCACTAGCGCCGGAACCATCCGGGCAGTTAAGTTTATTTTAATTTTAAGGAGTTGATAATATGTATTTCACAGGAATAGACCCTTCACTAGCTTCCACGGGAATTGTAATCATCGACGAATTAGGAAAATTACAACGGTCCAAAGTAATTTCAGTAAAACAAACTGGGCCAGCTAGACTAGTCGCAATCCGGAACACAGTGCGGTATGAACTAGCTCATTTTTCCGAAACTCCGATAATTGATTGCCTTGCCCAAGTCTGTATTGAACATTACGCCATGGGTGCCAAGTTTGGCCGGGAGTTAGCCGGAGAGCTGGGCGGAGTCCTCCGGGTAATGATGTTTGAAAATGAGATTGATTATACCGAGATCCCTCCGCTCCGACTGAAACAATTCGCCACTGGGAAGGCCACCGCCGAAAAAGATCATATACTTTTAGCCGTGTTCAAAAAGTGGGGAGTTGAATTTAAAACAAACGATGAAGCCGATGCGTTCATCCTGGCGCAAATGGCCAGGGTGTTATGGACGGTGAAATCAATCGGGGAGACTGGGTATGATAGGTTAAAGTTGACAGCTTACGAGCGGGATGTGATTAATAATATTCTTAACCCCACAACCAAGCCTAAAAAGAAATCCGGCAGGAAAATCAAAAGCGAGGCGGCTTGAAATGTCCAACAAACTTCCCGAAGCGCTCCACCAGCAACGTCTTACCCTATACAACCAGGGTCTAAGCGATAATGAAATCGCCAAACGGCTAAACTTATCAAGCGGACCAGCGATTTACTACTGGCGTAAGATTAACAACTTGCCCGCTCATCCGTCCAAGTTTAGCAACCGGGCACCAGAATTAACCGACCAACAAAAAGCCTGGATACGCGAAAATTATTATAAACTTACGCTTACTGAAATTGCGCAATATCTGGACATACCAGAGACGACTTTCAAAAAGCTGTTATACAGTAAGCTAATCAAGGAACTAAACCTTGAGTTAAAATGCCCGAAGCAAAGGAGAACGGTTAGCCGGGCCGGATTGATGGAATTAATGAAAAAGGCGGTGAGTTAAGGATGAATGATGTAATAAATAATAATCCCAATCTCAAACCATTCCTTAAATGGCCCGGAGGCAAACGCCAGCTTCTCCCCGAGCTAAAGAAGTATATGCCGGTAAATTACAAGAGATACTTTGAGCCGTTCGTCGGGGCCGGAGCGATGCTGTTTGATTTGCAACCAAAGGGAGCGATGATAAATGATTATAACACGGAATTAATTAATTGCTACAGGGTAATAAGATCTGCTCCCGATAGGCTTATTGAAATATTGAATACTTTTAAAAACAACGAGAGCTTTTATTATCAATTACGAAGCTATAACCCTGTTTCGTTAATTGAACAGGCCGCCCGAACTATTTTCCTAAATAAAACATGCTTCAACGGATTATACCGGCTTAACTCAAAAGGCCAGTTTAATGCCTCATATGGGTTCTATAAAAATGAATTTAAGCCAGACACCGAAACTATCCAGGCGGCTAGCCAGTATCTGAATCAAAAAGAGATATTTATTTTAAATCAAGATTTCTCGTCTGTGGTTTTATACGCCCAGGCTGGTGACTTCGTTTATTTTGACCCACCCTATGATGTAATATCTAAGACGGCGAATTTCACCGGATATACTTCAACCGGTTTCACTCGGGATGATCAGATTCGTTTACACCAAGCGGCTATAAAATTAACCGAAAATGGTATCTCTGTAATGATAAGCAACTCAAACACTGAGTTTATCGACGGATTATACAGTGATCCGATGTGGCATATTCACGAAATCCAGGCCAAGCGAAATATCAATTGCGACGGTGCCGGCCGGGGAAAAGTGACCGAGTTGATAGTAACGAATTATAGCCATTATAAGGAGGCAGCGGCGTGATATGTACTTCACTACCTTTTGGGATGCGTTTTCCTTTTTAAGCAGTATTTTTCTCCTGGGATTCGTTGCTGGACTGGCTTTGATTGGCAATATCGCTTTGGGCCGGGAGGCCAGGCTGGAAAATAAAAATGTGTTGCTCCGAAGGCAGGTGGTTGAGCTGGAGAGGGAGAGGGATTCAAACAGTCAAGATTATCAACAAAAAGCAGCTTAAAAAAACAGGAGGGTTAATCTAATGCCAAAGTCAAACTTAAAGTACACTGTTGAGGTTACTACCGAAGGAGTTAAAAAACGTTTTGAATTCAAAGGTCAAGTCTTTGAAGAAATTTGGGTGAGGGGAAAAGAAGGAGAAAGTTGTCACGCTAAAACTACCGGAAAAGGCATCGATTTGCAAGTGGAGGACGCCGGATTAGATGAACAGCTCGGCCATAATATCATGGATTTTTTCTGCAGCGGTGATGATCCGCAGGAATTGTGGGACGCTTTTGAGGATTACGAAGAAGATAATAATTAGAAAGATAATAGTTAAATAAATCAGGAGGTCCGGACTCCATGACTAAAAAACTAACCATCCAAACCAGACCAATAATTGAATCCGTCTTCACCCCGGCCTGCCCGGTTTGCCAGTTACCCATGCTCCCGATTCCCGGTCAGAAATCAGGAGCCTGGCGGTGCAGGAATAGAACTTGCCGGAATAATGGCGGCGAATACTGGGATGCGCTGGACCGTAGATTTAAAAAACTGCCATTAAATTCGTTAAACCAAGACAGCCCGGATCAATTAACCTTGATGAATCAATATCAGGATTTCAATCCGACTTGTCCGCGATGCATCAGCGTACCCAAGAATTTATCAATTCCAATGTTATATATGCCGGATGAGTCATGGACCTGCCCGGAATGTTTGGGGCAGTATTACCCTGAGGGAGCTCCGGAGGTTGAGCGGGTGATCGACCAGAAAATAAAATGTCAAACCAAGGATATAATGAAACCGGGTGAAGGATTCAAAATGCAGATGTCAGCCAAGCATAAAAGCAGCGGCGGCAGTAAGTCCGGACGGAAACGAAGTAAACCGATGAAGCGGGACTTTGCTGGAAGATATTATTTTTCGGATGATTCGGGCGGGAATAAAGGTAGGAAGGGAGCGTAACTTTTAGGAATGTATTGATCTTAGGAATGTGTTGATCTATTGACAACATTGTGGTAAAATCTAAAGTGAAAGTTCCATGTATAAGTATAAAGTGTTATATATAATAAAGTAATACTAAATAATACTACTATAAGTATATCTATATTTAGGAAACGACTGTCCATTTTTGGGCAGTTTTATTTTTTTATTTAGACTTTTATGCAACACAACTAATTAATAGTTGCAACTGCTTGGATAAGTAGGTGAGGTGGTATGGCTGCCAATGGTCCGGAAATAGATGCAATCAAGAATAAAATAAGACAAGCTTATGAATCCGGAGTTGCAACCTTCAAGCAACTATCCGAAAAGTATAGCGTTAAAGAAGGTACTATTAAGAGTTGGGCCAGCCGGGAGGGCTGGGTTAAGGGTAATACGCAGAGTAAGCGAGATGAAGGCAATAAGCAACCGCAACTCAAAAAAAAAGTAAAGGTTGCAACTAAAAATAATATTAAAAAGGATGCAACTTCAAAGGACGCAACCAAGAAAAGTAAAAAAGGAAAAGTTGCGGTTAAGGATGCATCATCTTCATCTAAAAATAAGTTTCAGATCCAATCATATATTGAACCAGAGAAACCCAAGGAGCTTACCGAAAAGGAAAAGCTTTTTTGTTTTTACTTTGCAAGGACTCTTAATGCTACACAATCATATTTAAAGGCGTTTGAATGTAATTACCAAACAGCCAACAAGGAAGCCTGCAAATTAATGGTAATACCCGGTATTCGCGCCGAGATTGACCGTCTCAAGGAAATCAAGTATCAATCCATCATGCTGAATGTTGACGATATCGTCGAGAAACATATGCGGGCGGCGTTTGCTGAAATCACCGATTATGTTGAGTTTGGCCGCACCGAGATAATAACCGGTGTCACCAAGCAAAAAGTAATTAACCTGCAAACCGGCAAAGAGGAGGAACGCGAGTTCCCCATATTTAAAACCGTCAACGATGTCCGCTTCAAAGAATCATCCGAAGTGGATGGCAGTTTAATATCAGAGGTCAAGGTTGGCAAAGACGGCGCCTCAATCAAACTCCTTGATCCCCAAAAATCCATGGACTGGCTGGAGCGATACTTCCAATGGAATCCGATGGACCGGCATAAAATGGACTTCGATAATAAACGGCTGAAATTGCAGGAGCGCGATCTGGATATTAAACAGGAATCAGTAAGCAAAGGACAGAATATCACGCCGAATCAAGGTGTCTGTATTGTAGATGATATTGCTGGTGTAGCCAAATGATTGAAATAATTGATCAAGCAAACAAGGCTATCACCCGCCTATCATCCGTTATTGCCGCCAGTTTTCATGCCGTCCATTTATTCATTAAAAACCATGCGTTTACTCATTTTTGGTTCAAAGGTGGCCGCGGCTCAACCAAATCATCATGTATTTCCGTTGAAATTATCCTTGGCATGATGAAAGATCCGTTGGCTAATGCGGTTATATTACGCAAAGTTAAAGATACACTCAAGGATTCCGTATTTGAGCAGTTACAATGGGCAATTGACACCCTGGGCGTAGCGCAATACTGGGACTCCAAAACAAGTCCACTAGAGCTGTCATACATCCCAACCGGCCAACGGATCGTATTCCGGGGAGCGGATAAGCCAAAGAAAATTAAGTCTATTAAGTTTTCTCATGGATATTGTAAATTTGTCTGGTTTGAGGAGCTGGACGAATTCTCCGGGATGGCTGAGATCAGAAACATTCTTCAATCATTATTGCGTGGTGGTCCGCAATACTACGTATTTTATAGCTACAATCCGCCCCAATCAGTCAAAAATTGGGTAAATGAAGAAGCATTGATTGACCGTCCAGACAGGATAGTTCACCATAGCACTTATAAAGATGTTCCCCGGGAATGGCTAGGGGAACAATTTTTTATCGAGGCCGAGCATCTTAAGGCAATCAATCAAAAAGCTTATGACCATGAGTATGGCGGCGAAGTAAACGGAACCGGCGGCGAGATATTCCAAAATGTCAAACTTCGCGTTATTACCGATGAAGAGATTGCCAGGTTTGACCGTATCCGGAGAGGCATTGACTGGGGATACTCAATCGACCCGTTTCATTACGGTGTCATGCATTATGATAAGACTCGGCGCAAGTTGTATATATTCTTCGAGATAACAAAAGTCGGTTTAAGCAATCGAAAAGCAGCCGAGCTAATTAAGGCTGAAAATAAGCATAATCAAATTATAATCTGCGATAGCGCCGAGCCTAAATCTATAGCCGACATGATTAGTTATAACTTGAGAGTTAAAGGAGCCAAGAAAGGTCCGGATTCGGTTGAGTATGGAATTAAGTTTCTTCAGGATTTAGAAGAAATAATTATCGATCCGGTTCGCTGCCCCAACACGGCCAGAGAATTCCTTAACTACGAACTAGAGAAGGACGCTAAAGGGAACTTTAAAGCAGAGTTCCCGGATAAAGACGACCATGCGATAGACTGTGTTAGGTATGCAATGGAAGATGACATGATTGAATCAGGTCAAGTTGGCACGAAACCGCGCGGCGCGTAAATGTACCCGTATTCAAGAGGAGCATAAACAATGGTAGGATTATTTATAAATAACACAAAAGGCATATCCCCAAGCGATCCCAAACAAAACTATTCGTTCGCTCACGGAATGAAAACTGATATAATCGTCCCCAAGGGTACCTGGCCGGTATCGGATACCGAAGAAGCTTCCCGGTTGGAGCGATACCGAATAAACAATCTGCTTTTCCGGAACCGGTATCAAGATGTTTGGCCGACATGGCATGACCGGGTAACTCGTAATTGGGACAGAGAGGATCTGCGGATTGCCTTTGTGGTGGCTAACTTTTGTCAGATATTATCCCTGCTATGTGCTGATTTATTGGTTGGAGAGCAAGGCGAGGATTTTGGAGCAAGCTGCAAAGGTGAAAAAGCCAATCAGGGATTACAGGATATTATCAGCGCTAATCATTTTAATATCACCGCTTATGAGGTGAGTGGGATAGATACATCCATGCGTGGCGATGGTGTTTATAAACTCGTTGTCAGAAATGGCAAGGTTCGGATATACGGTCAACCGGCTAATACCTGGTTTCCTTTGGTCGAAGAAGATAATCTCAAGGAAATCAAAGCTCATATTTTGGCATGGAAAACAACCAAGAATGGTCAAGACTATCTCCGGAAAGAGATTCACGAGCGGGGCCGGATTTATAATCAGGCATTCAGACTCAATGGGCAAATGATTGAAGACCAGGTTAAACTCAGCGAACTTGGGTTGAAGCGCATCGTAGACGGCCAAGAAGCGGACTATCCCGAACAAGAAGACACGAAATTGCCGGATGATTTTCTTATTGTCCATAATCCAAATTGGGGGCTAACAGATCAGATTTACGGTGTGGATGACTACGAAAATATCGATACTTTAGTCGGAGAATTTGCAATCATGCTATCACGTAATAGCATGGTATTAGCCAAACACACCGATCCGAGTATGTACGGCGATCATACATATTTAACTCAAAAAGTATCGTCAGATGGTAACGTGGAATACACGCTCCCTTCCGGTGGCACATTTTTTCCGGTTTCGGCTGATAGTAAACCGCCTGGATACATCACCTGGGACGGCCAACTCGAAGCGGCAGAAAAACAAATTGACCGGCTGTTAGAGTGCCTGTTTTACTGTTCGGAAACCTCTTCTGCTGCGTTCGGCTTGGACAAAGACGCAGTGGCCGAGTCGGGGGTGGCATTGAAGCGGCGCTTATTCCGAACCCTAGCAAAAATCAATCGAAAAAAGCTGTTTGCAGACCCGGCTATCAAAGATGTCCTGGAAATCGCCCAGAAACTGGACAACGAGTGGACCAGTGCAAACTACACTCCGGAGCGGCCAAGTATTGATTGGAAAGACGGTCTGCCGGACGACGATACCGAAGTTGGAACATATTGTGATCAGCGGCTCAATAATAACACTTTGAGCCGGGTTGAGGCGATTATACGCATGGATAATGTTGACGAGGAGACAGCTAAGGAGCGAGCCGAGAAAATTCAAAAAGAGATGGATGAGGCGCTTCCGGAATTTGGGCGGGGAGGAGTCAAAGGGCAAACAGGGCAGGCTGGACAAGCGGCCAAGGGAACTCCGACGATTCCGGAGGATCCGTTTCAAAAATAATCAGCAAAAGTAAGCCGGTGATCCAATGATAACACCTTATAATATTGACGAGCTGTTATACATTAACGAAGAATTGCTTTATGCCGCATACCAAGATGCTTATAACAAAGCTGTGGCCACGCTAATGAAACAAGAAATTCGCGGCATGTCCAAGGCTCACATGGAATCGGTCATGGCTGATATTGAGCAGATTATAGAGGAGTTGCGGCAAACTCATTATAATTGGTTTTTGGCTAATATCCCGGATGGTTATCAGCTCGGCTCCGACTTGGTAGTCGATAAAATGACCCAAAGATATTCAATCGCCGCAGATACTATTAATAAATCATTCGGCTCCGTCCATATCGACGCAGCCAAGGCGCTCATTAATAGCACGTTCCAGGACGTGGCAGGGCTGACTCGCAACATGGAAGACAGCATGAGACAATTACTGAGAGATTCGGCCAAGGAAATATTCAATCCTAATTTGATTATTGGTGAGGCCAGGCGCAAAACAAGCCGGGAATTGGTCCGTAATCTCAATCAAAAAGGATGGACTGTTTACTATGATGATAAGGGACGATACATTCCACTTAAGGAATATGTCAATTTGGTTATGGATGAAAACTGGGTCGGATTCATCGACAAGGCCGGCCGGGCCTGGGACCCAATGCATTATTCAAAAATGCTTACCCGGACCAAAATGGCGGAGGCGGCAAGCGTTGGGACTGAGAATAGGTTGCGGGCGAATGGCTTGGATTTAGTGATTATCCCGACCAACTACGGGACCGATGATTGGTGCCGATTTTATGAAAACAAGGTATTTTCGATTAGCGGCCAGACCGAAGGATATCCGAGACTAAGCGACGTTCCAAATGGCGGTTGCCCGATGCATCCGCTGTGCCGCCACCGGCAGGCACCTTTCATTCCTAAGTTTGAAAGCGAGGAAATGATTAATTTTGGAAAGAGTTTAGATAGGCGGTTTTTGGGGCTGAATAACGATGTGACCGGGTACGCCGATCAGGCCAAATTGAGGGTGTTAGAAAGGAAGTATCTTAGTAAGGTGTTGTAATATCAATCTTAAACCGCTTTACCGATTCATCTCGGTACCGAATCTCGACCAAACAAACATTTTCCAAAAGATGAAACTTTGGGCCTTGCGATACACGCTCGAAACCAAGCTCACGTATGTACTTAACCGATATTTCTGAACTCAATCGAAGAAGTATCGGTTTTTGTTTTTGCATTTTTACTATGTCTTCGAGATAAAGGTTTATTTCGAGGAGAATCGGGAGCTTGGGGTGGGGGAAATAGGAGAGGTTTGACATAGTTGTATTTTACCATATTGGTTTAAATTGCAAAGTAAAATAATGGGTATTAAAAAGGAAGGTTTACTGTGATATTTAAATTGGGCAAAGCATATCGGCACTCGGGCGGAGTGGAAATGAAGATTGTAGGATTGGCAGAGACAACCGCCTGGGGAAGTTCTTTAATCGGTGAGGATGTTCACGGTCATTTATCTCCAATTGGCAAAACAGAAGAAAATGCAATTAACTGGGTTGAAATTACGGAAAAAGAATGGATGAAAAATTTTTCTAAATAATCAATCCAGGGGCGAAATGTCGCACGGTTGGAACTCAGCGCTATTTTTTTATTCATTTGAATAGCGTTCTCCGCCATCGAAGGCCGGGGCAGATCCGGTTTCCCTGGTGAAATAAATTAACAATTTTAGACAGAGAGCCAGCAGAAAGAAAGCAAAACAGAAAGGGTGACAGGGATGATTATTAAGTATCTTAAAGATGGCGTATGGGGTTATATTGACAATGTAAGGCAAGTTGGCAACAAAAGCATTATCGCCGGTGAATTAATCGCTAAATATGATGAAGAAGTCAAGAAAGGCGAAAGGGACGATGACGCAAGTTATATTGATTTTACAACCGGAATTATAAACGCCGAGAAGGAAGGAAATCAACTCGCCTATCAACGATTACCGGAAGATGTTATTGCCGTTAATAAAGTGTTTTTAATGGCAACGGAATTGTTACCGGAAGAAATTAGAGAGCTTGGGTATAGTTACGAAAATTTCCTTAACGGCGAGGCTTTAATTGAAAATTTTCCGGTTAACATGATTATGCTTCACCTTAACAAACACAAGGAATGCGACGTTTTGGTTCTTGTGACAAACCAAAAGACCTACCTAATGAATGACGAAGGTAAAACTATTGAACGTTTAGTATAAGGCAGATTGGCTCTCTGTCTATTATAAAAAGGAAATTAACCGCTTAACATAGCGGTTTTATTTTGCCTATCACATGCGGCGGCGTACAATTGCATGGTTAAATTAGCCGACGGGCAATAAACGGAGGGATATTGATGTATAACATTTTTAAACGTTTTTTAAAAATACTCTTTCTGGCGCCGATGATTTTACTTTTTGGAGTAGACGGCGCCGGTGGAGGCAGCGACACCAGCGGTAATGGTGGAGATGACGGAAAAGACGGTAAGAGCGGTAAAGGCGGAGATGATGGCAAAGGTGGAGATGACAGTAAGGGCGGCGATAAAACCACCGTCACAATGACCCAGGCCGATCTTGATAAACTTATCCAGCAACGTCTTGACCGCGGCGGCAAAGCGGCGGTAAAAGAGTTTCTTAAGGGGCTTGGCGTTTCCGAGGAGGAAATTACCAATATCATCAAGGCAAAAAAAGACGCCGAGGAAAAAGAGAAAACCGACCTTCAAAAAGCCAACGAAAAAACCGCCAAAGCAGAGCAAGAACGCGACGCCGCCAAACAAACGGCCAATAATAAACTTGCTAAAGCTGCTTTTTTGGTTCAAGCGGTCGCTGTTGGCATTCCGGCAGACCGGATCGGCGATGCTGCTGAGTTGGTACGCGCTCAACTGGCTGAGTTGAAACCGGATGACAAGACCGGCGAATTCGACGATAAGGAAATTAAAAAGATTGCCGAAGAGTTGGTTAAAGCTAAGCCGTGGCTGAAAGGCGACAACAAAGGCGGTAATCTTGGTGGCGGAAGCAATTCTGGCGGAGGCGACGACAAGCCCGGTTCTTATGGTAAGAAAATGGCCGAGGCGAACAAAGCCGCCGCCGACGAAAACGATCCTTGGGAAGCCAAGAAATTAAAGTAAACATGAAAGAAAGGTGATATAAAATGAATCTTAATGTAACGAGAGAAACTTTTCGCGCGGAATTGGCATGGTTAGCATCGCAAAGCGGGAAGATGGTTAAAACCGGAGGCATTACCTTGAGTTATGCTCACAGAGCGCCGGACCCTGCGACTGGGAAAAGAATCTATCGGTCCGGAGAGTTTGTTGGGTTGCTGTCTACTACTTCCGGCTTATGGACTCGTTATCAAAGAGCAATTGGCGCCTTCGCACAATTAGTGACCAATGCGGCCGTGACCAATGCGTCCATTGTTTGGACAGCCAGGACCGCTGGAGTTGGAGGTAATGCCATTACATTGGCATTGGTCAACCCTGGAGTGCCAAATTCTCCTTTGGCTGTTACTGTTATTGCGACGGCTATTTCCGTTAGCCTTGAAACTAACGCCGCAGCTGCTTTGGTAACTACTGCCGCACAATTAATCCAAGCAATCAAAGACGATCCCGCCGCCAATGCGCTTGTTTATGGCGAGTTAGCAAGAGGTCACAACGGTACTGGATTGATAGCCGCTATCGCTGCTACGAATCTGACTGGCGGAGTGGCTTCGGTAGGTCAACAAGCTACTTTGGATACTGGCGTTGTCGGTAATAACAATGCCATTACTCATACCGCTGTAAACATTGGAACCGCTGGCGATAATATCCAAGTGGCGCACTTAGATCCCGGCGCGAATAGTATTCCACTCTCTTTGGCAGTTGTTGGTTCCGGAACTGCGGCTGATCCATATGTCGTTAATGTAACATTAGCGACCGATGCTGGTGGTGTTATTACCTCAACCGCCGCTAATGTGATTGAATTAATTAACAATCACGGATTTGCCCGGACTATCATTCGCGCATCCAACACCGGGGCAAGCACTGGCGCTGGCGTTATGGTCGCTGCCGTGGCCGCTCCTTTGGCCGGCGGAACTGACATGAATGTTTTAATGAGCGAAGGCCAATTTGGAATTCTTCTCCATGACGTTGATGTTACTAACGGCAACGGAATCGGCGCGGTGTTGTACGGCGGAAAAGTTTTGGATGCCAGATTACCGGCGGTTTCGGATGCGTACGTTCGCGCCGCGTTGCCGATGGTGGCATTCACTAACGAAAACTGGCCCTAATAATTTATTAGGGCTTTTAAATTTAATTTTTATCATAGCTTAAATTTAATTTACCAAACTGAAAGGAAGTGCAAATCATGATATACTTAATTTTATTAATCGCGCTGCTTGTGTCCATGGTTTGGGCATATGCGACGCATCCGGCAAAAGTCCGACGGCTAATTAGGGTTATGTCTTTTGGTTCATTCGGACCGGCGGCGTTGCTGTTGGGAATCGATCGCCCACTAGACGCCGTCAGTGTTCCCGAATTATTATCATATATTAGGGCACGGACTCCCCGGCGTATGCTTGGGGATGTTTTATTTCCAGCCAAGGATATAACTGGATTGGATTGGAAAGCAGTTATAGGAGCAAATCGCCTCCCGGTGGCCGCGAAAGTCGTGGCGTTTAACCAAGAGGCCAGCATCGCCTCCCGCGAAGGGGTTGAATTGCAGAAAGGCAGAATCGTTCCCATCAAACGGAAAATTACTATTGATGAGGAAACGATGCAAAAACTGTATACTCCGCGACCGAATACCAGCGAGCTGGACGACGCGATTGCTGAAATTTACAACGACGTGGAAAACATGATTATCGCGGTTGAAACTAAAATCGAAGCTATTCGGTGGGAGATTCTTTCAACTGGGCGGGTTATGCTCGATGAAGATGGTATTGTTCAACAGGTGGAGTTTGGTTTCAATCCGTTGCTCCAAACCCAAACCCTGGTTGGTAATGCCCAGTGGAGTAACCCGGCGACCTCTACTCCAATCACCGACATGATTCGGTGGAGGAATTCCATTGTAAACAGAACTGGAGTCCGTCCCGGCAGGTCTGTCACTTCGGAAACAAACTTGGCTTTAATCCTGCAATCGAACGAAGTCAACACCCTTGTACACGGAACCCAGGGCGCCGGTCTCCCGGTAACCGAGGCGCAATTACAACAGTTACTTCAAACTATGGGGTTACCGCCGATTGTTACTTATGACGACCAATACCGGGTACAGAACGAGAACGGCACTTATACTCAACTCCGGTATCTTCCAGAAGACTTGTTCGTGATGATGCCCGGGGATAAACTGGGTGACCAATTGTACTCACCGACTGTCGAAGCCCTGAAGAAGGTCCGTGACGGCGTTATCAATTATGGTGATGCACGTAGGATTTACGCCGAAGTTTGGGAAGAAAATGAGCCGCCTGCGCATTGGACCAAAGCGGCTGCTCTCAGCTTCCCTACTTGCCCAATGATTGACAGTATCTTCATCGCGGACGTAGCGTAAGCGGTTATTTTAAAATATAAAGGGGTTGTCCTACTGGCAATCCCTTTCCCTATTAAAATTTATTGAAAGATGGTGAAAACATACATGGCTAACGTAGACGTAAAAGCCTTGAAGCCGCTCGGAATCAAGGAAGGCAAGACTACTGTAAATAAAACCGCCGGGGAAACATTTAAAATGGACATGAAAGATGCTCTGGCGGCTGAAAAAGATGGTGCGGTGGAGATTTTAACCGGTGAAAATACAGTCGATAATTTACCACCCGTCAACAATGACTCTCCAGTTGTAGTCAACGATCCAAAAGAGATTACCTTGTTAAAATCCAAGGCCAAGGAAATTGGAATCCCCGGTTATACCAAAATGTCTCCCGAAACGCTTTTTAATGCCTTGATCCTCAAACAGTCTGAAGATGTCGCAGCACAATCCGCCGAACAGGCTGTCGATGTTACAACCAAAGATCATGTTAAGCTATTAAAAATAGCCGCAGACTCGCTAAGGGTCGAGATTGATGGTTCCCTTAATTTCGCTGATGCAGTTGAAGTAGTTATAAATGCGGCGGCAGGGTGGAAGGAAAAAGCGGAAGCGGTGGCGTCCGGTGATGGCGAGTGAGTATTAACTTAACCAGCGCCAATAATTACTTTGCCACTCACCTGGATGAAGCGACATGGACAGCGGCCACCGATGATCAAAAAATTGCCGCACTCACCACCGCCGAAATGGAAATTAGCAGTTTACCAATTAGCAACTCCGTCCAAGCTCTATCTAAATGTTTAATCGCAATTTACGAGCAAGCCGTCTGGAGATTACGGACCAGCACAAAGCGGGAAGACTTGCAATCCCAAGGAGTAAAAAGCGTCAGAAATCCCTCTGGTGTGGCTGAAACTTACGGAGCTATGACGTATGGAATACCATTGGCTCCCCGGGCAAAAGCGGCATTGAATGGATGCTGGGTGATTGGGGCGATACGATGAGTAAAGGGATAACCGAGGATTATTATAACGAGGATCTTGTTTGGATTCCCGCTTTGAGAAATCTTGATGGGTCTGCCAAAAAGGGCGGAGATGGCCGGACGCTCTATGCCTCCCCGCGAAATATCCGGGGGTGTTTGACTGAAAAAATAAAAATAGTCCGAGATAAAACCGGCCAGGAAGTAACATCGTCCAGCAATGCAGCTTTAAGCGAGGCGGTAGGTCTGGACGATAAAATCAACGGGCGCTTGGTTATTGCGTTAAGTAACCACAAAGATCTGGATGGCAATAGCGAAGGGCGAACGGTTTATATGGCTTAGACGGCAAGGCGGCGGTGAGGTTATGGCAGACGATATTTTTAATTTCCATATCGATTTTGAAGCTTTAAGTAATGATGTTGATGCCGTTTGCCATAATTTCGACCTATACGATGAGAAATCCGTCCAAGCTACCACACAGGCCATGGTGGAAAACACCGAGGATTTACTTAGTAAAAGTATGCGAATAGTCCCCCACGATGAAGGGATTCTGGAGGGGTCCGGATCGGCCCGGGTGCAAAATGTGGAAGTCGCCAAAGCATCACCGGAAGGTCCGGCGGAGACGCACACACTGGAAATCAAAGATACCATTCCGGCTGTTCGCCCTGGTTCAGTTATCACCGGCCAGGTGAGTTATAATACCCCATATGCAGCAATACAGCATGAGGAATTATCATACGAGCATAAACCAGGCCGTCAGGCAAAATACCTAGAAACTCCACTCAAAGCAATGTTTAAGCGCTATACCAAAAATATTGCCGATATGGTCAAAGCGGTCAGGAGGTAGCCGATGGATTATTTAAACGCCAAAACTCTTGCAGAATATTGCGCTATCCCGGAACCGGTTGAACCTCCGGCAGAGCCGCCGGAATCGCCCGGTCTTGGAATCGTCGGCGAAAATTTATTTTATTCTACAATGCCGGAATCCCCAGATCAATGCGTATCGATTTTTGACACCGGTGGCTGGGCCAAAGATGAAATATTCCCCCGGGTGGATCTCACTTTTCAATTTTTATTTCGGGCGGCGGATTACGATTCCGCTCAGGTATTGATTAAAAAATTATCTGACTTTTTTCTTCCCGGCGGAATCCCAAAGCAAAATTTTTATATTGGATCATTCTATGTTCATATGGTTTCACCCAACCAGCCAGCGGCGTTTCAACTCGGCTACGATTCAAGTAATAGAATTAAGTTTACGTGGAATTTTACGTTTCAAATTCATTAAAAGTTTAAAGTTTAAAACTAAAATAGGAAGGACGTGAAATAATTAATGCCCGAATACAGAATGGGACCGGCGAGAATTACCCATAATGGTGTTGTAAAAGATTGGTTTACTCGCGGTTGTAAGGTAACCATCGAGCCAACCCTTAAGGAAATCAAATGGGATCAGTACGGTGATACCAAGTATGATCAATTAGTCATGGGGGCGGCAGTTAGCCTCGAATTAGTTGTCGCGGTCAAAAAGACCGATGATATGGCAATATTTTTATCATGGGCTGACCTAGTTACCGATGGGGCTAAGTTATTGGTAGACGGGGTTGTCCATATTGGCCGGAGTCTCCGCGATGGAGCTAAGTCTTTATTGCTTCACCCGATTGATTTAGGTGATAGCGACGTTTCGAATGATGTTTATCTTCCGTTGGCAGCTTGCGTTGGAGGTTTCCAGAAGATTTTCGAGGGGACCAATGAAGATATATTTACTTCCAAATGGGAGGGCTTGATTGATCAGACCACTCTGAGACTCTTCCAAATCGGTGACCGCTCCGCTTCTGCGGATATTATTGCGCCGACGGTATCCAGTACAGTTCCGGTCGATAACGCGGAGGCCATTGCCAAGGCCATCGGACTAAATATTGATTTTGTAATGTCTGAGGACATCAACCCGGATACTGCCGTAAAGGGTAATACCGTTATGCAAACTGTAACCGGCAGTACGTTATTTACCAATTATACGGTATCGTATATTTCAGCGTCTAAAACCATCCGAATCACAACTGGGGCGGCGTTGGAAGCATCAACCGAGTATCTGGTTACGCTTACAACCGGCGTAAAAGATCTGTCGGGGAATGCGTTGGCGGCTCCGAATCAGTTGACGTTTACGACCGGAGTGTAAGCGGTAAGGCAACGAGTTAAATTAGCAAAAGTAATATTAAGTAATACTTTAAAACAGAGTAGAGGGATCACCTCTCTACTCTGTTTATTTTAAAGTGGAGGTATTAAAAAAATATGGAAACCTATATCAATCTTGATTTATTTACACCAAAATCATTAACCGTGCGAATTAACGGGACCGTGTATCCCGTGAAAGATATAACCATGGAGCATTTTTTGGAATTGCTTGAACTTAGCCGGGGAGCGATCGGGACCGACGAGACTTTGGATAAAACGATTAAAGAAATAAGGAAGACCACTGTAATTTCATCTTGGGTTCGGTTTAGAAAGTGGTTTAGTCGAATACTACGATTCGGCCGGCCCATTACAGAATATGAGGGAATTAATCGTTTATACCGGTTTCTCCACAAAGTCATGCCAACGGTACCCGGCGAGTTAATCTTAAATATGACTCAAGCTCAGATTGCAGCTTTGCTGGAATTTTTGATTCAATCCTGTTATGAGGGGCGGAATAACCCAAATTTTCGAAAACCGATGTTAGGCTAAATAAAAAAGGCCAAAACGAAGATATTGAGCTTGACATCGGCAATATAATTGCGACATTTTTGCATTGGTACCCCGGACATCGGTTGGAAGATGTGCTTGGTATGGCGGCTCGGCATTTTTTTGTGCTTTATCACCAGATAAGCCAGATCCGGGAGCGGGCGAACTGGGATTTGTGGACCATGGTAAATTATCAATATCTAAAAAAAGAGTCCCAGGATGAAATATTTAAAACTATGCGCGAAACCGCGTTCCCGGAAATTAAGAAGGAAAAGCCCTGGTGGGAAGACGTTAAACCAGGGCTGAATCGCATATCGTAACGCAACTTGTTACACTAATTTAGTAAAGGGTGATATTCTTGGCCGAATTTGACGCCGGAACAGTAAAAGCCACAATGACCGCCGATACATCCGGCAGTCATGCGGCAGTGGAAAGGGTAAAAAAAGACTATAAGGATTTGGCCCAAGCCATTGCTGATGCGATGCGGACGGTCAAACAAGAGGAAAACGAGGCTAACCGGACCGAGCGGGAACGACAGCGAATTATGCAAGAGACGGCCCGTAAGGCCCGTGAAGCTGCTCAGGCCGAGAAGCAAGCAGCTCAAGAAAGAAAAGAGGCTTATCGTGACCTTGGCATAACTGCCGGGGTGGGATTCGGTGCAATTGTCCTGGCTATCAAAAAGGCCACTGATGAAAATAATAAATTAAAAGCATCGATGACCGGATTAGATTCCGTGGCCATTGGTAACTTGGGGACGTATGACAAAATCAAGACCAAGCTCCAGGAAATTCAGGCCGACGGTATGATCCCACTTACCAACGCTACAGCGGCATATAAAAACCTTATTTCCAGGTACAAAGATGAGGATGTCGCTATCCAAATGTTTGACCGGCTGGCAAACTCCGCTGCATTCGGCAGACAGGCTCATCTTTCTTTAGGAGAGGCTATTGAAGGCGCCAGTGAGGGCTTGAAAAATGAAAATAGCGTACTCGTCGATAATGTCGGTGTGACCGAAAACGTCTCCCAGATGTGGGCGAAATATGCAGCGGTCATTGGAAAAGGGGCAAATTCATTGACACTTGCCGAAAAGCGCCAAGCTGAAATAAACGGTGTCATGGAGGCCACCCGGTTCCAAATGGGAGACATGGCAAAACTCCAAGACCAATTATCCGGACAGATGGCGAAAGCGACCGTCGAAACTACTATGACTGCCGTAGCTTTTGGTGATGCTTTGGAACCGGCGATGACTGGGGTGGTTGGAGGATTCGCAGGACTTATGAAAGGAGTTCGCGAGTTTATCCAGGCTAATCCTGGATTAGTCTCCGGAATAACTACCGCAGCGCTGGCAATGACTGGGTTAGTGTCTGTAACCTCTGCCTGGATAGCTCTTGACATTGGTAAAAAAATTGCCGCTGGATTTACGGCTTTGACTGGACCGGTAGGGATTTCAGTTATGGCTCTTTCGGCACTGGCGGCCGTTTTTGTCGGGGTAGCCACCGCCGAAGCAAAGGCACGGGAGGAAAATGATAAACTTATCCAATCCACTCGGGATGAGGTTCGAAATACTAATGATTTAATCAATGAATATCAAAGCTTATCATCCAAGGCAAATAAAACCACTGCTGAAAAGCAAAAATTGCTTGATATATCCAATAAAATTGCTAAAGCTCTTCCGGAATCCGTAAAAGGTTATACAAAAGAAGGCGATGCCATCATTGATGTCAACGCAGCCCTCGTTAATATGATTGCCCTCAAAAGAAAAGAGCTGGATTTACAAGCCAAAAAGCTGGATTTTGATATAAAAGATCTTGAAAATCAAAACAGTTTCTTACGGCAGGAAAAACAGACAATTGAGATGGCGAATGAACGGGCCGGAAGTTACGGAAAATCCCGTATGAGTGCTGAACAATTAAAAGAAGCTGAAGATGATTACACGAATACTATTAATAAAAAAACTGCTGCTATTACCAAAAACCAAGCGGCTATCGATGCTTTGAAAGACAAGCAAAAAGCTTTGCGAGAAGAATCTAAAAATGTGACCGTGGAATCTATTCGAAAAGAGTTACAATTAACTGTCAAAGAAACTAAAACTGAAGAGCCGAACGAAGAACCAGGTCTTACCGATTCCCAGAAACAAAAACAAGCTGAATTAAAGCTTAAACTCGAAGCGGAAAGTTTGGAAGCAATTGGGGCGATGCGCGAGGCTGCTTTAAAAGAAGAAGAATTGCGTTACGAGAAAGAAAAACAGATCGCCAAGGGAAATAAAGCTCTTTTAGCTGAAGCCGAACAGAATCACCAGTTACGGATTTATACAATCAATCGAGAATATGACCAGAAAGACCAGGAGATATCCGATGAACGGCTGAAGCGATACCAGCAAGCCATTAATGACAAATATCAACTGGAACGCAATCTCACTGACTGGCAAAAACAAGAGTTGCTTAAACGGATGCAGGCTGAACTCGATACGCTATTGGAAATCAATGGCGCAAGTATTGAGGAAATACAGGCGTTACAAATGGCGATTGAAAAATTATCTCAAGAGACTATGCCGGATATGGAGCAAAAAACGGCTGAATGGGGTCAAGAATTGATCGATAGTATGTCAGCAGCTATTGCCCGGGGCGAATCACTCAATGATGTATTTAAAAATCTACTTACGTCAATAGCTGAATATACCATTAAAACAAAAATACTGCAGCCATTGTTAGGCCCTATTTTTGACACATTTCATTCCGGAGGTATTGTTCAAAAATATCATTCCGGAGGAATGATTACGGACATCATGGCGCCGGTTCGTGCTCATACCGGAATGTTAGTCGGCGATTTAAAACGGGACGAGGTGCCGATTATCGCCCAGACGGGTGAGCGGGTATTAAACCGAAAAGAGACCGCAGCATATGAAGCCGGTAAAAGTGCATCAGGAGAAGCAGCATCAATCGTCCAGCAACAACCTATTATAAATAATTACAATATCAGTGCTATGGACGCCCAAAGCTTTGCCGCTTTCGCTGCTCAAAATCACGATGCCATTGGTAATGCTTGGGCAATCAATCGGGGCCGCAATGGAGCAGCCAGGAGGACGAAATAGATGGAACGATGGTCTTTTATTAATCCTCCGGAGATTGAGCGGGGATCTAATCATAAAAACTTAGTAACCCAGTACGAAAACGGCCGGGAGCAGGTTAGGAACAAATTTTCATGGCTAACTTGGACCATTCGTTTCAATCGGTCGTTTACCGAGAGCGAACAGTTTTTCGCTTTTTATACGGCTCGAAAGGGTTCGTGTGAGGCGTTCGAATTTGTAGACCAAGGAATCGTTTATACCGTAAGGTTTTCACAGGATTCTTTATCAAAGACAGACTTTTTAACCGCTGCATCCAATTACGGAATCACTTTAAAGCAGGTGTTATAATGCCTAAGATACTATCATCACCGTTTCTTACCGAGGCCGGGAAATACGCAAACCGGCCGGTCGAACTATATCAATTTTATTTGGATGAGCAGACGCTTTATTTTGCGGCTCACCCAACTAATATCCATTTTTACAACGAATCCGGTAATGAAACGACATATTATGCCTGGGGGCTGTCTCGATCCGCGGTCAAAACAGATACATCATCCCAGATTGATGAGGTGACCATATATCTGGATAACGTGACGTTGGACATGTCGGCGATTATCGGACATACAAACTTAGTCGGGCGCCGGGCGGTTGTTTGGAAAGTGTTCCGGATGGTGCCGGTGGAAGTTGAGGAAATTTTAATAGAAGGTACAATTGAAAATGATATCCGGATCTCTCCAGCCTATGATTTATCCGAATACGGAACTTGTGAAGATTCGTCAATCCGGTGGGCACTACAAGACGGACAATCAGCAAAGGTTGAAACAAGCATATCAATCGACGGCGGCACTACTTGGAGCGATTGGGTGGAAGTAGTTTCCGGGCAAACTGTTCCAGGTCTATATTACAATATGGATTTGTCGCTGGTGCAGTTCAAGATTCGCCAGAATCCGGCTTCAGCCATATCAGCTAGTTATTTTGCTATTGGAACTTTGGGAAATACAAATAGTGGTGTAGATGATTACGGCGTGATTTTCGACGGATTGATGGATGAGCCTGTTATATCAGAATATAACGCCAAAGTTACAGTGCTTTCCGATTTGGATTTTTTGGGTAGCGATTTCCCGGGACGAATATACCGGCGGTTATGTACGGTTAAATTTGGCAGTACGTCCTGTGGGGTTAGCTTGGGTACCGTCACAGGAACGGTGTCCAGTGTAAATATAGATGGGGTGACATTAACTCTATCCGGACGATCCGAGGCGGGTAATTATTTTGAGGATGGTATACTGATAGTCGGCAGCGAATACCGGCGGGTGATGTCGTCTAATGCCGGGACAATTGTAGTGGATTATCCGTTTGTAGAAAATGTGGTTGGTGATAGTTATACACTCCGGCGCGGCTGTGATAAGCGTTACGATACATGTTCCGGGAGATTTGCCAACCAAGCCAATTTCCGGGGGTTCCGGAGCGTGCCAAACGAAGTGAGGATATTCCGATGAATCAGATAGAGACCATTATTTCAAAGTATATCGGCGTGCCTTATCTCCATGGCGGCCGTGACATCAAAACTGGTCTCGATTGTCTGGGACTATGCTATTTAATTTATCGCGATTTTGGTATAAACATTCCAGATGGAGACGGTAGCGAATATCCTCCGGATTGGTTTATGTTTGACAAAGAACGATACATCCGGGGGATATTAACGCATGGCCAAGCGGTTGAGTTATCAAAACTAAAACCGCTTGATTTTGTTTATTTCAGCATGGCTGGAATAATCACTCATACCGGAGTAATGGTGGATACTTACCGATTTATACACGTGCTCGAAAATAAATCGGTCTGTATCGAACAATTAAGTTCCCCCTGGCGGAGACGGTTGGCCGGGGCGAGGAGGTTTGTCTAATGGGAGCAGGGGCATTAATTGGAGCGTTGGTTGGAGGTCTGTCCAGTGGTAACGTACTAGGGGGCGCTTTAATGCATTTTTTTGGCGACTCCATCCTCACCGGTATCATGACCGGGGCATCCCTGGGCTCCCTTTTTGATCAGTCGGCAACGTCGAGCACTTATGAATTCGGGTCGAGTCAAAACACCAGGTCAAACCGGCTCCCCATACCGGTTATCTATGGCCGGTGCAAAGTAGCGGGGAATGTAGTTTATGAATCCAGACCTGACCCGATTGCTATTAAAAACGAGACTTTGAGTAATCCATCTGGGAATAAACAAAATTATTTATTTGCTCATGGTGATATTTTTTTATCTCCAGCCCCGGTGATAAAGTTATACCGATATTATAATTTATGGGGCGGCCGCGTCCAATATAACGAAACAGTCATAGTGGATTCGAGCCAGTACTCGATCAATGAAGTAAACGGAGAATTAAATTTTTATCAGGCACTGGTGGTTCCGACATCTCCAAATGGTGGGATTACTCAAGAGGTACGAGCCGATTATACCTACCAACCGGCCACGAGCGGTCAAATTAAAATCCAGGTTGCTTTGGGCGAAGGGCCGGTCCAAAGTGTATCGGACATTAAAATCAATAATGTAGCCATTGAGCGTATCGCGAATGCCTCGTGGTCAATTTATTATGGGACTTCAAGCCAAGTGGCGGATTCCCGAAACCCGATTGGTGAAGCTTTTCGGGATGTAGCATATTTATCTATATCTTTGCAGGCTAATGATCAGGTGTCCGGGACGGTCACGGCCACCGCAATTGTAGAGGGTCGGATAGTAAACGTGTGGGATTCCGACGCCGGAGCATGGATACAAACATACAGCCGGAATCCGGTTTGGTGTCTGTTGGACATGTTGACGAATACCAGGTATGGTAAGGGCATACCGACAAGTAAAATTAATCTGGAGAGTTTTAAAGCGGTGGCGCCATACTGTGATGCGCTGGTCGATAATGGCAACGGTGGCCAAGAGTCCCGTTTTTTATTCGATTACAGTTTCGACTCTATCATTGATTCTAGCGATGCTATCGAAGAAATCTTGAAGACATTCGGCGGCATGTTAATTCGTGCAGACGGACAAATCCAATTGCGCGTTGAACAGTCAGAGGCAGCGACGTTTGCATTTGACAGCACTAATATCATCGAGGGCAGTTTTACATACCAGCCCAGGCAGAGGTCTAAAGAGATTCCAAACCGGGTTGTCATCGAGTTTATTAACCCCAACAATAACCGCAATGCTTGGGAAATGGACGCGGTGGTCATCGACGATGAATGGGACCAGGAGCAGCGTGGTAAAATCATCGAGAAAAAACTACAATATCGGGGCATCACCCGGGCCAGCCAGGCCGGTCGAATGGGTTGGCTGGTTTATGACAAGCTCCGTTGGTGCGGGGCGATATGCCAATTTAGAGTTGGGATTGACTCGATCGCCAATACAGTTGGCGACGTTGTAACGATCAACCACATGTTATCCGGAGGAGTGGCGAAGAAGTTTAGAATATTATCCATGGAAGAGGCCGAGAATGACGAAGCCACGATTACGGCAATGATTCACCGGGATGACATTTTTCATGATCGCGGGGTTGTATATGTGCCGGTGCCGGAGACTAGTCTGCCTGATCCGTTTAGCGTGCCGGACCCGACCGGGCTGGTGTTAAGTGAATCTACATATTTAAACAACTCCGGGGAAGTCATCCCGGAAATTACTGTGGAGTTTAGCGCGGCGTCGCAATATACGTTTTATTATGGCACGCAAATTCAAATATCCAATGACGCTGGAACCACTTGGCAGGATGTGGGGACGCCTATAATTGGCAGTTACAAAATCCACGGAATACAAGTTGGCACCAGCTACCAGGTGCGCCTCAGAACCATATCCCGTGGTGGGATACCAAGCACCGGGATTATTGGTAATATTACATTAGATGGTAAAGTAACCCCACCAGCGTTAATAACATCGGATGCGCCGGTGGTCTACCGGGGGTTGCGCCAAATATCGTTAACTTGGAGCGGATCGGACGATACCGATATTACGTATTATGTGGTCGAGCGTAGCGAGGCCATAGCTACATGGGACGAGGGTAACAAACAATATATAGTTCCATCTTCTCCAGAGTGGAGTGATTGGGGAGTTTTAATAAAAATAAAAGGGCTCAGTTTTACAGATCCCAACGTGGAGTATAACAAGGTATATCGGTATCGGTATCGCGCACGGGATAACTCAAACAATTATAGTAGTTATTCGGACGCTTCGACCCCGACTGCAGGGAGCGCCGAGGGAATCCCAGAACAAACGCAAGCTGTTGATTTAAGCCAACACATTGCAGAGGCCTTGGCCGAAAATGTTGCGTGGTACCCGAGCGATATAGCGTCAAAAAACACAAAAACCATTAATTATTGCGAAACGGCATTTAGCGCTAACACGTGGACGGGGATAGCCGGTACATCCGGCACAAATGTGACTTACGTTAAAACTGGAAATGTGTCCATCTACATAAACTCAGCAACTAACTATGGCGGGGCGTCAGTTGTAGCGAGTCTAAATTTAGCCGTTTTTGGTGATGGATCAGTAAGCACAACAGATGATTATATTTGTTTTGCGGTATATATAAGCACAGTAAGCTTAAGCTACGTATCAACCGGGCTACTGTTGCGGTTTTTTTGCGATACCAAGCCAACGGCGATAAACCGGTTTGCATACTCTATACCAAAAACCAGTCTGTCTCCAGACACTTGGACAATGTTTGCAATACCAAAAACTGCGTTTACGATATACGGATCGCCGAACTGGTCAAACATAACCGGGTTTGATTGGGTTTTTGAGGGTGCTCCATCGGCAAACGCGGCGTTTTTTGTCGATGCATTCCAGATGGTACGGCGGGACCCAGTAGAGGCGAAGCCGAACCCATTCCAGACCAAAATCAACAATACCTGGGTGAGATTGATGGATATTCGATCTGGTCACTGGTATGTCGGTGCCGAGACTGCGAGCGCGACGCAAATTACATGTCGCAATCTAAATCCTAGCAATGACAATATGTCGCTGCAAAGCAATTATCCGTTTGCTGGCAGTTGGCAGATCGATGGGCATTCGATTTGCAAGGTCGCAAATAATATTGATGGATATGGTTGGTACATCGACGAGGATAATTATATCCAGGCTTATGTTGATAGTGGTATATTGTATTTGGTTACATGTGAGGGCGGAATTGTTAGCAATGTATTAGCGTCATTATCTATTATTGCCAATGACAAAGTGCATTTTCGGCTCAACCGGCAGGGATCGTCGGTTACATTACTAGTCGTTAAAAATGGTCAGATGGCAACGTCAAAGGCATTAACGATTGAAACATCGTTAAGTCTTTTGGAAAATGGTTATCTGGGAGTTATAAGCAGCACGGGCAAAGGGTTTAATATGTTATTGACTGCCATCAGCCGGGGTGTATATGCTGGGGCCGCCGGAACTGCGGGGAGTGCCGAGATTGCGAGCAGGGCGTATTTGGCAGACGTGGCAGTCGCAGCGGATAGTCTTAGCTCAATTGCAACTGCAGCACAATTCGCAATGTCGCGTTCCGCAAACGGTTATCAAAAATTTCCAACAGGTATAATAATACAATGGGGATCAGGGGCTAATCAGCAGCCTAATATACTTAATGTTACCTTTCCGACGCAGTTTCCCACTGCTTGTTTTGTTGTAATACCAACTGTAGCGGTACAGCAATTAGTCTCTATTGCCGCGATTAATCTTTCACAGACAGGTTGTCAAATATATAATGGTCTGTCAACTGGATATTGGTTTGCTTGGATGGCAATAGGGTGGTAACGATTTAATTTTTGAAAAATAGATCTCAATAATTGTAAATATTTATGATATTATGGATTTAAGGGGGTGCTTTAAAAATGAAAAATAAAATTTGTCTAAGCTTGGTTATGGTGTTATTGTTGATTTTTTTTGTCAGGTTGTTTTAGTGGTGGCCCCAAAAAAATAAATGGACTCAAATTAATTTCGTTCGCAGGAGGTGGAACGACAAGTATGACCGCAAAAACGATTACTCCCGGTACAATGCCGGATATTGACGGAAAAGAAGGTAAGTTTAACGCCAGCACTGAATATGATGTTAAAGAGGTTGGCGGTACTCCATTCCATAGAACCTTATATTTACGTCCAACGGACTTGAACGGCACTCCCATTTCGGTCGGTCCTGGTGAATCGATTGCTTGGGATCATGATTTTGACGCTTCAGAAGTGCGAACAGTCCAAGAAAACATTATCGAAATCACCACCAATGCCGTTGGAGTCCATAACGTAAGTGCGACTTATCAAGGCTACACCAGCGTAAATAAAGTAGTAGTAGTCCCAAGATTAGTCACTGGTGATCAGCGTTACTATGGGTGTGCGCTAAAAATTAGTGATTATGATGAGGCTTCGTCGTCTCCGGATATTACATTTAACTATTCTAATTTTGGCGATAAATCATATACGCTGGACGCCCCTAATGGGTTGGCGGTACTCCAGATAACCGATGCTACATATCTGGATAGAGATGCTCGCCAAGCGTTTTGCGATTTAGCCTCTATTCCGGGTGATTTAAATGAATCAGATTATCAAACCAGTCTGATTATACCGGCGGATAAATCGGTGTTATGTATCGCCCGGGATGCCGCAGGAGGGCATGCAAAAATTTTATTCAGTCAGGGGCTAAATTGCTTTTATGCTGGATTGGACACATATATCGAGTATATTGGGGCAGGACAAACAGAGTTTGTATGTCATTATTAAGAGCCGTAAGGCTCTTTTTTTGTTACCGCTTGACTTTATAGTCATATTTTCGGTTTCTACAGGACAAAACCTGTCCTTTTATTTGCCACGATAGCCAATAAAATTAAAGTATCGAGATAAAAGGGAGGTGTAAAATAAAATGAATAAATTAGTGATTAAAGGTAATACCGTGATATGCGGCATGGAAGTACCCAAAATTTCCGGAGGATTTGGGCCGGGAAGACCGGTTATGTTAGCAAAGACGATTGCGGAACTGCATGAAATGCAATTAAAACATGTTAATGAAGCTATCAATGCAAACCGGAAACGATTTAAAGATGGAGTTGATGTTATTGATTTAAAAAACTCGATCACTTTAAGTGATCCACTTTCTAAAAACTCGGTCGACCAAATCGACCCACTTCTTGTAGCTGGGATTTTATCTAAACAATCAATAGCCAACTCAGAAAATATCTACTTATGTTCCCAACGTGGCTACGCCAAACTTTTAAAGATATTCAACGACGATCTGGCATGGGAACGATATGATCAGATTATCAGCGAATATTTCGAAATGAAGGAAAGAAAGCCAAAACTTAAACCAATGGCACAGTTTAACCGGGAATTGAAATTGGCTAGCGAATTAGCGTTTCAGGCTTCCGACAACAAAACTAAGGCTAGAATATATCGTGCATTCGCGGACAGCCAAAACCTTGAGGCCAGTTTTATTAGTGTACTTGAAACTTTACCGGAAAATAATGACCGCCTTTTGCCCACCCCGGGTGGTCAAGTTAGTCAAGCAGTGATCACCCCAATCAATGATCCGGGGCTTAAAAAATTAAATTCTTTCTTGGAAGATGTACTTTCCTTAATTCGTTTCGGAGAAGTGGATCGTCGCTATATTCAGATTAAAACATTAACTTCCGGTGAATTACGCGGAATGACTATGTTATTACTTTGGACGTGGGGAATATATGAAATATGGGCAGCAAAATACTTTCATGGAAATAGAATTGACTATAAAGCTTACCATGATAACTTGATTGTTTGTCTTAAAAAACAGCCATATTATGGTGGATATATCGACAATAAAATTGCCTTTATCGATAAAGAACGCCACCGGCCACATGCATTCTATCCTAAAAGGCTTGAAGGGGTTTTATTGGAGATTTTGAAGATGTTTGAATAACTTAACTTGACTTTTGATTAATATAAAACTTAAGGAGTGATATCAACGAACGGCAAAGTAATTATTGATGGATACGCAAATGGAGATATATGGATGCACGGAGGAAAGCCCGATTCGAAAGCCATAATTAATTTAGCCGTATCAAGTACAGCGTGGGATAATGATGTTAATAATAACAGTGAGAATATAAAGTCGATACTCTTGCAAATGGTTGATTTTCTTGATAAATCCATTGAAGATGAAAAACAAAGCAAAAGATCGCAAACAATTAAAAAAAGAAAATTTGGGGTAATTATTCCAATAAAATAATTTTGTTCATTCTTATCGTCTTTGGGCGGTATTTTTATCTCCAGCGTAGAGCCGGACCTGTTTGCACCAGGTTTCCCGGCTCTTTTTTCAACCTCTTGAGCGAGCAAGAGGTGATATCTTAATCGGTAGATATCGCCTTTTAGTTTATATAAATATAAAGGCGGGTGGTTAGTTTGTTGAAGGAAATTTTAGAATTAGTTGGCCTTATCGGGGGTGCGCTTACAGTATTAGTGGGTCTTTATAAATGCATCAGAACCCTCGAAGAAATGAAGAAATCCGGGCAGGAACGAAAAGAGGAAAATAAACTTTTAATCCATGGAGTATTGGCGGCTTTGGACGGATTGCAACAGCTTGGCGCTAATGGCAATGTCACGAAGGCAAAAGAAAACTTAAAGAATTTTATCATTGATAATTGAGGTGTTAATCATGAAACTATTGGCTATTTTATTCGGTGATTTGATAATGCAGCTGTGCCAACGGATTATCAACTTTTTTATGGGCGGTGACAAACATTGAAACCAATACAGTTAACCGATCTTATTGCCGCCATGGAGCACAAAAATTACCGAGTTTTCGAAAGTAATCACAAACCCTACAATTTGAACCTCGTCGGTATCCGGGCCGCTGACCCGACGCCCAATGTTTTCAATGATCAGCTTTGGGTGTTTTGGCGAAATAAACAAAGCAATCCAGCTTGGGATATTAATATTTATCGCATCACAACCGACCCCGGTCTGTATTGGCTTTTTAATCCGATGAATCCAAAGGGAACGGGGATATTAAAGCCCGGTCAGTATCCGGGATTGTGGCAAATTGGATTTCATAACGGAAAATATGAAGCGCTTGTCCAGGCCAAACCTTGTACCTTAATCAGGGATTACAACCGGGACGATAAGGTCGATTATTACTCCGGCCGGGAGGAAACCGGGCTTTTTGGGGTTAACCTGCATCATGCCGGGGAAAATTCGGTGACGGTGGATAAATGGTCTGCCGGGTGCCAGGTGTTTGCTGGAATAAGGGAGTTTAATGAATTTATGGATCTGGCGCGCAAAGCCCGGGACTTTTGGGGAAATTCATTTACCTATACGCTGATGGAGGAGGATGAAATATAAAACCCCTCATTTTGGAGGGGTTTCTTTGTTTAGTTCCTCGCGGAGCCTGGCCGCGAGGATCACGGTATCGATTATCCGGGAGATAGATTCGCCGGTTTCGGCTGATTTGTTTTTCAGCCACTCGGCGTTATCCTTGCTTAAGTAAATGTCTTTTCGAATTCCGGCCATTTTTAGCACCTCACCCATTATTTTTTAAAACTCTTAACTGATCAGAATACTCACCGAATTTATCAGTTAGGTACTGTACCTGAGCTTTAACGCATCCCATTTCAAATTGTAGTTCTTGGTATCTGGGGTTTCCGGTTCCGATCTTGATTTCTAAAAATTCATCTTCAAGTTTTTCATACTGCTCATTTAAAGTTTTAATTTTTGAGTTAATGTAATTCATTGCGTTTATAGCTCTTTCGGTGATTTGTTCGTTTAACATTTTAATCGACTCCTTTGTTTATTTATCTTATATTTTTATTATACACCATTTTAACGTATACGTCAATATGACGTATAGATATTTTTAAAATAATTTTGGAGGTGTGGTCAATGACTAATTTCACAATCTCTCCGCTCGACGGTGGAACTGTAGCGATTTTGATTTTTATTATCCAAGTATTAAAAAAGCACGTCATGCCCAGGTGGATTCCGGTACTACCTTTCCTGGTTGGTTGGGTTCTGGCGGTCCCGGTTGTGTTTGTAACCAAAGGGGCCGGACTTGCGGTCCCGGTTTTTGTTTCGGCTGTTTTTTTGGAAGGGCTGAAGATGGCCGTTTTGTCGATGGCTACATATAAAATCGGCTTTACCACGATCGCCGGAAAGGATACACAACGAAATGATAAAAAAGTTTAAATGGTTTTTGATCGCTTATGGACTGGGGATTATAACTGGTATCTGGTTAACGGTCAGGGTGTATCATTTTTGGCCGTTTCTGTTTAAGTTGATAGCAAGATAATACTGGCTTTATTTGGTTCTGAAATTTAAAAGCCTACGGGTTATCCCGTGGGCTTTTTTTAATTTTTATATACCATATCCTGTATCTTGTCAAGAATAATGTCGTATTATATAATCTATCCAATCTCCCTGGTTATCGGCCAGGGGCTTTTTGCTTATTTATCGGCTTATTCTTGATTCCTTTTAACTCACCTTTTTAACTACCCCACCCAGCACCCGATCACATTTCGGGCATCGGTCAACAGAGTTCCCATTGTTGTCGTAAAATATCGATTCCGGGATGCACCGCAGCTTCCCCACCACCAGGGTATAACCGCATAAACAGTGATAGATTTTCCCGGGCTCAGATTGCCCAGAGTTATCCCGGGAACCTTTGGCCGTTGGGGTAAGTTGCCGATTAATGTATTCCTGGAATTCGAGTTCATCCGGGGAGATGGATTGAATTATTTCGGCAGTATAACGATTAGTTGGCATTATAATTCACGCTCCTTAAATTTTAATCTTCCTTGGTCCCCTTCTTAGGGCCGGGAGGGTGGCGAACCTCCCGCGCACGATTTTTACGCCGGCCAAGGTGGTTACTGTGGGAAATGCTTCCCCACTTCCAACGCTGCCAACATTTCTTCCATTTTTAGAGTCCTTATTTGCCGCGGTGTATCATCCCAATTATCAAGCAGGGAGGCAAATTCACCGGCGACGATTTGAAAGGCTTCCTTTTGAGTCATTTCAGTTTGGACGGGTTTTGGTTGGTCACTGGTAATACCTGCAAATTCTCTTATTATTGTTGCGGCTTCCGTGTGAGTATTGGTTGTCATGGTCTACACGCTCCTTGTAAAATTATTTTTAGGGTGTCGGTTCCCCCTATCCCGGATATCTCGGCTACTATGCCGCAGTGTCGAGATGCCCTGGAAAGAGGGACCGGCGGGGAGCCGGGTTATTTTAATGACCTTTCTGTAATGATAACTAAATTTCTCACCGGGTAAAGAATGAATCTTTTAACCCATTCCGGATAAATGTTACGAGCTAATTTTTGATTAAGATAAATATTAAGCATTGCCGTTTGATGTCTGAGCCATTTCTTAAAATCGATTCTGCCGTGCTGGCAAATCGGACATTGGTCACCGTAAGCATAGACTTCATCTTCGTAATAACCGTCTTTGTCTATAATTGGAATAAGACCGATCCCATTGCAATTCCAACATTTCATGGGTGACACTTCCTTTCTCAATTTACCATCGTATTTACCAAGTATGTTGCCGGGTTGCTTTAATCGTCCCGTCCGGCATGGCCCATTCGTAAACCATATCTATACTGCATTCCTCGTTGGGGTCATTGCATTCATCCGAATATTTCCGGAGTAAAACTTTTTCGCCGGTAGTTTTAGCCTGTTCAAACTTAGCCGCGAGTTCCGCTTCAGCGGCCTTTTCCGCTTCTGCCTTTTTCTGTTCGGCCGCTTCCTTGGCCTCTTTCAATTCCTGCAATCTTACCCGGTCAATCGACGCGATACACTTTTCCGCAAAAGGCGCCATTGCTCCGGGATATGTAGCGGAAGCCCAACCGATTATATTGACATCCTGCCAGTTTAATTTAAATCCATCAACAAAATAATCTAAAATTGGATATCCGTCCGAGTCACCAGCCTTGACGACTGTTACTTCTACATGGTCCGTGGGGATGCTATTTTGAAGCTCAATTGTTTTTGTTTTCATAGCTTCCAGTAACGGCTTTTCAATGGCTTCCTGTTCCGCACGCTTGGCGGCTCTTTTGGTTTCCCGTTTAGTTTCTTCTTCGGCTTCAAGGGCGTTGTATTGCTCCACCAGGGCGGCTAAATCCGGTTTGTTCTCATATTTAACGTTAATTCCTTTGCCTTGATAGGTCTCCTGAAAATGGACCACTTTTGTTCCGTTTATGACTGTCGGTTTTCCACCGGTCAATTGTTTACCGGCTATTACTCCGCAATCAGGAGACGCTACCCAACTGATACTATGAATATAAATGTCCATATCGGGGTGAATTTTCTTGGATACCACTTCGCTTGCCATTTCTATCTCCTCCTCAAATTTATCCTATAATTCATTATAGCATGATTTAAAACATTTTGCAACATATTAAAACGATATAATTTAAAATCTAATTGACTGCAACAATTTAAGATTGTATACTATACCTAGATAGGAGGTATTAACATGGACTATTTAACATTAGAGGAATTATTGAAAGAGTTGAATATCAGGGCGGACAGAACAACCGCGTGGCGTTGGCGCAAAGAGGGAATGCCACATATCAAAATTGGAAACCAGATCCGATACAACAAAGAAGAAGTATTAGAGTGGTTAAAGAATAAAAATAAATAAGGAGTGATTGCCTTGTACCAATCCCTTGAAGTCGGCAAACTATTCCGCCCCGATGTGTATAGTTACCCGGAGCAAGTTCAATTTGAATTCGAACAAAGCGGACCATCCCTCTATATATATTTCAGTCAGCCAACCATCAAAGAGATCGAGGCCGTCCGTTCTGGTAAATTTAAAATCGGTTTTTATGAAACAGAAAGTATCATATTCATCCTAGTTAAATTCGAGGGCATGAACTGGATCGATGCCCCATATACGGTCCATTTGTCGCCGCCATTTGAATTTATGGAGGAGCTGGATAGTTCGCCGATGCTTGGGTTTGGGTTGCAAATATTCCTTGTGGACGCAGCGACAGGGATTTTAAAGGTTATAAGGTATGTCGGATTAGGACATGATTTCTCAGTTCGGCTCCGGGATGGAATTTTAAGACAAAAAGGAATACCCTTTGATAAAGGTACTTATGGATTTCGATTAAACGAAATATACCGTAGATACAGCACAGATCAATTAGTTGATTATGCAAAATGGTTCTTTAAGATAGAGTAGAGATAGACGATTGCGCGAAATTATAATTATAAGTAATTTACCGGACAGGACAGAACCTGTCCTTTTTATTTGCCCTGAAAGCCAATAAAATTAAAGTAATACTAAGTAATATTTAAAAAATCAACACTAAGAAAGGATGTTAACCGCATGAAAACAAAAATCATTTCCAGCGACAACGGCCGGTCATTTAATAAATCTGGCTGCGCTTATCCGGGTATCAATGGTACACAATTCAAAACAAATGTTTTTCAGTCCGTCATGGCTCCAGCGGAATCCGGTTTCAATCTTACAGTAAAAATCGATCCAACCGACATCTGGATTGAATACCAGCGTGGCGGAGAATTTGGCCGCGGGGAATACCTTCCGGAGCACTATCTTGCCAACGGCTTGGCTATCCGGCAAAAACCAAAAAGCCTAATTAATGACCGGAATAGTGACAAAACCAATAAGCAAAATATTATTCAGACCTTGATCGCCTGTTCCTTTTACGCCAAAACTGGCGATAACGTCATCCTGCTTACCAACATTCCGGCCGGCGATTATTCAGCCCAGCAGGGGAAACTAGGCGCCGCGCTCCGGGGCGTCCACAAAATTGTCCATAAAGCCGGGGACATGAAGGGCGTCGCTACGGAATTCAATATCGAAAAATGTTACGAATTCCCCGAGTGTGAAACGGCTTATTATGGCGCTGCTTATGATTTAGATCTGAATCTGGTTAATCCGGATATATGGAACTATCCCACGTTGATTTTAGACATCGGGGATGAGACGACAAACTATGTCGCAATGAATCCCCAGGGTGATCCGGTGGACGGTGAGTCCGGCACAATCCCTCATGGGATGAGCGAGGTATATTCGGATGTGTGCGCCTGGGCGACTAAAAAAGGTGCAGATATAAGTATCTCGGAACTAACCAGGATGATCATCTTCGGAGGTACTTTGTTTGCCGGTAAAGAGCAATTAAATTATCGTACGGAATATCTGCGACGGCTCAGCGAGTTCGATTATACAATTTATAGCAAGTTAAATTCGCTGGTAAGCTTAAAACGATACCGGACTTTGTTACCAGTAGGCGGGAGCTTGCCACACACCGGCGACATGATTAAAAAACGATATCACTTCATGAACATTCCGGAAAAGACGGCCGGGGCTCAGATGTTAAATTGCTACGGGCAGTATATTGCGTATATGCTGGCGCAGGAGTGATATTCTATGTCAAAAGTGCTCGATTTAAAACAACTTAGTTCCGTAGAAAATAAAATAATCAGCAAAATTGGCGCCACCGATTATATCTGCAATATTATTTTTACGGATGGAAGTTGGTTGACGATTCACACCGGATTGGGTGGCGGAAAATCAGAATAAAATGAGGCTCAAATGATCATAACAAAATCCTTTAAATATGATACCGAACGCCACCTGGAAATACATGAGAAAATAAATTCACTCACTAAAATAGGCCGAGGCGGCGAATTCAGCGACTATGTCCGGGAACTGATTGAGAAGGATTGCCGCAAGGAGTCCACTCAATTAAGCCAATTAGCCCCCGTTGAAAACTCTTTTCCGGACCGTGCCGAATTGGAAAAAGAACTAGAGCGTCTACGGGGTGATATGCAATTTCTAATCAGCCTAGTGAAGCAACTAAAAGTTTCCGGGGTGGCCCAGGCCGATGGAGAATCTGGCGATGGAGACTTAACAGATCAGGGATTGATTGAAATTGTTGGCGCATTCGAAGAGGCCGCGGCGAATCCGGAAGTAAAAGAAATCACCCGGGAAGAGATTAAAAGTAAATTAAAGTCGAGGTTTAAGTTAGAGTAAAAAAATAGTAGGAGCGTGATATTTATTGAGTCAAGAAAAACTTACATCATTTACATCATTAGGAAAAATTATGCTATGTCTTGGAATCCTGGTACATACCCCAGGTAATGATCGCGATTACATTCGCGGCTTGAATCCGCTTTCGTGGATAATGATTGTCGCTTATGCGGTGATGTGGTTTATTGTCTGTCTGTTTAGCGAGAATCGGTTACAAGATTTGTTCACGAATTCTGATTTAGAAGATATCAGATTATGGTAGGAAGGATGGATGATCATGTCCAGGCATAAATCACCACCCAAACCCGTTAAAATAGCCATTGCAAAACAAGATTTACCGATGTTTCCTTCTTGGTATATCAATTACCGTGGTGGCCGGGAGTATAAAATCAAGGAATTACCGCTGTCACATAGATTTGCTGCGAAAGTCCGGGATAAAAAGGGTAGGTATTTTTACTTTACCCAGGAAGAGTTGGAGCGGTTTTTTTGAGGTGAAGGAAGTATGCGGAGATAAAGAAGCCGTAGCGGGAAAGGCGGCGTAATATGAAAGTAGGAACTAAAAGTATTCTTTTTGGAGTACATCAATTTATATGGCATCCAATAACCGTTCTTATTGCATGGTGGAAGTTATATGGCCGCCCAAATTGGCCAGAATTTGTTTGTATCATTATTCATGACTGGGGTTACTGGGGTAAGTCAAATATGGATGGCGAAGAAGGGGAAAGTCATCCAGAACTGGCCTGCTTATTAACAAGCAAATGGTTTGGTATTAGAAGTGAATACGGAAGACTTTGTTTATTACATTCTCGCCATTATGCACGATTATCTAATCAGGAACCTTCAAAATTATGTTGGGCGGATAAATTAAGTATCAAATATGATCCATGGTGGTTTTATCTTCCCCGGGCAATTTTATCCGGTGAAATTAAGGAATATCGTAAGTCAGCAGCAGACTCCGGCCATACCCCCATTGATAGGACGCACCGTGAATGGTTTAAATGGGTTAAGGAATACCTATCCAAGCAAGGGATAGATCAAAAATCAAGCGCAAAATTGATTAATCGTGAACGAAAGGCCGGGTGAATAACATGATTATCGTTCCCGGAAAAATAGTTTCTCCAGTAATCGATCCATCGGTTCGATCTTTATGCTGCCGCCCATATCCGGGCCACCCAAAAGGATGCCCAAATTTTAATCATCGAGTCAATTGTCCGCCCAAGGCGCCGCTTTGGGATGAAGTCTTTGATATTACCAAGCCTACTTATATCATTATCAATCAATTTGATTTCGGCGCCCACGTTGAACGAATGAAGCAGCTCCATCTGGATTGGAGTGACCGGCAACTTGAATGTTGTTTATACTGGCAAAATACAGACAGAAAGGAACTGCGGGCTGGGATTGCAGCGTTTAAAAAGTTACATCCGGAATACATTGTGGAGGAATGTCCAGAGGCTATGGGTATAAATGTTACCAAAACAACTAGCCAGGTTGGAGTGGAACTTGAATGGCCGCCTAAAAAGTTTGTTCATCATGTGGCGCTGGCGGGAATAAGAGATGAGGGGTGAACGCAAATGAATTCCGAATGTCAAAAGTGTATTTGTAAAAATTGTTCTATCAATAATACTGAATGCCGCCGATGTTGGCGAATATGTTGCGAAAATGAATTTCAGCCGAAGGATCATTGTGCGGCCAAGGAGGATTGATATAAATGAATTGTAACTGTCTAACTGAAATGACCCAAAAGCTTAGAGAGCATACAGGCGATCCGGAAGCTTGTTATCCAGATAGCTTTGTTACGATTACCGAAAAAATTGGCGATAAAAATAAGAACAGCATTAAAGTAGTGCCAGTAATGACCGCTTATTACCGGGATAAAAAGCAGGACGGAACGCTTGCAAAAAGAGTCATACCTCATGAAATTAGTATTGGATACTGCCCATTTTGCGGAGTGGCGTTGTTTGATGGAGTGGTCACCAAGAAGGAGGCCAGTTAAACCAATGGACTACACCGGCATAAAATCATTCAAACTTGAACATACCCTACTCGGTTGGGAAGCTGAAATCCAGATCGATTTCAACCACCCCGAAGCCATGGGCAATATAGAAGAAATGGTTGATTATTGGACTGGTGGTCCGAAGCGATTAAGTCAAAGCCATGGCGATTATGTCCAGGCGTTTTTAAAGCAATTCGCTCCGGTGCTGTTCCATATGTCCGAGGAAATCAGTGACATAAAGGATATTATTAACGAGTTTAAAGATTGGAATACTGAAGGATTCTGTGACATGGACGGTTCACACGGGATAAAAATCATTAGCGTGGATTGCTGGCAAGCGGACGAAGATGAGTTTGATATTAGTATGAAGGAGTGA